GGATCAGCGGGACCAGGATCAGCGGGACCAGGATCAGCGGGACCAGGATCAGCGGGACCAGGATCAGCGGGACCAGGATCAGCGGGACCAGGATCAGCGGTAATGCCTGACGGGACTTATCGGTAATGCCTGACGGGACTTATCGGTAATGCCTGACGGGACTTATCGGTAATGCCTGACGGGACTTATCGGTAATGGCCCACCACGTTTATCGAAGTAGGCCCACCACGTTTATCGAAGTAAAAAATATAATTATGAAACTGAATAATTCTTTTCTTGGCGTTCTTTGGGAGACTGACAGTTTCCTTAAAGACTTTTTTACTAAGGAACATTCCAGCGGTCGGCAAATGGACCTGGATCCCGGTATGGCAAACGCCGATTCAACCTCCCGGGCTTTATGGATGCTCGGGCGAATGGAGGCGATAGAGGATCTGTGTAATTCAAACAGGCTTAAAATGTACTACCTGACAAAAGCCGCCCAGGATGAGGCCGCAATGATCAAATACCAGGCAGCTAATATGAAGTGGCTCCGGCAAATAAAGGACCAGCGTTCTATGTACATAACTGGTAAAAAGGAATTTTTCAGGTTCAATAAGGAAGGGCTGCGTATAACGGTCCTACAATACTATAAACACGGTGAAGGCCTCGCTGAAATGGTACAATATGAAGGCTTCGCCCTGGATCTGGAACGTGAAGAAATAAAGACACTGCCTACCCAGGACCAAGCAATGGCCCATAGATTTATAAAGCTTTTACTATTCATGGAACTTAGCGAAATAAAGGAATTGAAACTAAGCCCGGGTAGTAAAATCAAATACGGGAAAGGTGGTGATGATAAGCTTTTAAACGACACCGGCCTAAAAAACGTTTACCTGGTCAATGCTCATTGGAATAAAATTATCATTGTAAACGGCCAATTTACGGTCCGCGGACATTTCCGTGTGCAGCCCTGCGGTCCTGGTCGAAAGGACTACAAACTTATTTGGATTGAGGAATTTACGAAAGGCTCTTATATTAGAAGATCCGGTAAAGAACTGCATAGCCAGTAGGCTTATCGGGATTATCGAAGTAACTTTTAAATTTACATTATGGACAAATTTCTATTAGCGTACAATCCGATACGCGAAGGCGTGTCAGGATTGTACATAGTACACTGCCTGCACCCCCTGGCGATTATCGAAGTAAGTAAAAAGCCGCCAACTGATTCATACCTGAAACTTGATGCAGGTAATGAAGTTTGGTACTTGACCATTTCTAACTGTGAAGGATCCGATTGCCCGGCGCAATTATCGATGCTCAAAAGGGCCATGTACTGGTTTAAAGCACACAGGCTGCAGGCCCAACCAGGTTTATCGAAGTAATTACCGATCCGGTTTATCGATATTTCTCAACCAGCGCCTTGACTGCATCCATTAAAGCGTCCTGCTTGGTAGTCTTGCCTTGCAGTGCCCTTTCAACGTCTTCATCCATTGTGCCTTTAGTAATAAGCTTATGAATGTAGACCGGCTTTATCTGACCTTGCCTGTGTAGTCTTGCATTGGCCTGCTGGTATAGTTCCAGGGACCACGGCAACCCATACCAAAATATGTGATTACCGCCGTCCTGTAAATTAAGGCCGTGGCCTGCACTTGCCGGGTGCGCAAGCATGACCGCAATTTTTGATGCATTCCACGCCTGAATGTCCTGGGAGGTTTGCAGGTGCATAGGTTTATGGGACTTTAGTTTCTGCTTCATTCTTTCCAGATCGTGCCGGTAGGAGTAGAAGATAAGGACCGGCTGACCGTCCAGGCCCTCCACCATTTCTTCCAACACTTCCAGCTTCGTGTCGTGTACAACGTGATACTTTTTATCCTCGTCATATACCGCGCCATTAGCATACTGCAGAAGTTTATTGGTAAGGGCTGCAGCGGTAAGGGCTGTTATGTCCTCCCCACTTTTCAGGGCCAAAACCTGGTCCCTCTCAAAGTCCAGATACTTCTGATGATCGGCGGGGTTTAGCGATACTTCCCGGGTAAGATCAAACCTTTCTGGTAGATCCAGATAATCGCTTGCTTTCATGGAAAAGCACTGATCCGCTATTTTCTGATGGATCTCAGCTTCAAATATGTCTGCGCCTAACAACTCATCGCCCTGCCGCAATTTATAGCTGTGTATCATATACCGATCACGTTTATCGGCCTCGAAGTACTTCTGCCTGTACATAGCGTAGGACTCTCCCAGGGCCGCGCCACGGTCAAGAAAATACTTCTGGGACCATATACCAAGCAAGCCGTTGGGGATCGGTGTTCCGGTTAAAATATACTTCCGCTTGATCAGTGGCGCTACTTGCCGAAGTGCTTTAAACCTTCTTGAAGAGGGATCCTTAAAACTGCTGCTCTCATCCAGTATAACTGCATCAAAAGGAAAGGCGCCTGCGTAATAAGCTACAAGCCATGCCACGTTTTCCCGGTTGATTATGTAGATATCGGCCTTATAAAGCAAAGCTTTCTTGCGTTTAGTCTCGGTCCCCAGGACCTTTGATAGCTTCAAGTGCCGCAGGTGGTCCCATTTCTGTACCTCAGCGCTCCAAACTTCGTCAGCTATCCGTAAAGGGGCGATCACAAGTACACGTTTTACTTCGCCAGCTTTAATCAGCCGGGCCATCGCTGTCAGTGTTGCCACAGTCTTACCGAGTCCCATGTCAAGCAAGGGGCCGCAGGTGTCCGCTACGATCCTGTCTTCGGTGTATTGCTGGTACGGCCAGGGATTGTATTTCATATATCCTATTTATTATAAACCCTCAATTATTCGTTGCGTCATAGTGTTTATAAACTTTGCAACATCTTCCTTAGTCCTTACGATCGTCACGGGAAAACCATGAAGTTTAAACCTGTTATGCATTACCTGCTGCACCGGACTTACCCTACCTTTAGGCATCTTCAATTCTACAAGCCAGGTGCGGCCTTTATAAAAAACTATCCGATCTGGCAGGCCTGCGTTGGTGGTCGGGTTAAACTTGATAGCCATGCCGCCAGCCTCTTTTACTTTCCTTGCGAAATAATTTTCTAAGTGCGATTCACACTTGAAGGATCTATCCTTAAATTCCTGCATCGCTTTAACCCGCTTTTTTTCTTCAGGGTCATCCCAAAAAGGGACGAATTTTTCATCTGGCATATCTTAAGTTTTTAGCATTTGTAAACGTGTAAACGAGATTTTGGAGGATTATACGTAATAGGCTATTTATGGGTATATATATACGCATATATACGCTATACCTATATTTTTATCCTTATATAGTATTTCTTGTTTACACGTTTACATTTCATATTAAAAGTTGTTGTTCAGGTGAGTTAGCGTAAACTATCTGCCAAAATCTCGTTTACATTTTCGTTTACACGTTTACAAACGGGTGTTCAGTGTTGCAACTCTCGTTTACGCTTGTTTACAATTTTTTGGACTTCGTTTACACGTTTTTCGTACACTCTTTGAGTACCGTAAAGCTTATATCTTTTTGTCTTTTTACCCATCTTCCAACCGGACCTTTGCTGCATGTAATCGTGTATATGTTTGGTGTTATTTTTGGTCATATCCTTAATAGTTCCACCCATTAGTTCACACCATATTTCCGCTACACTTACATGCGTTCTTTCTATAGTACCTGCTTCCGAAAGTTCGTCCTCGCCTTTCAACCAATCCCGGCGTTGCCACACGTCCATACTTTCCCACCTTTCAGGTAGCAAAATTTCCAGGTAATCTGCTATCACTCCTGCCTGATCATCTGCCTCTGTGTGTTCTTGCTGCATGGCTTCAGCCATTGTCTTTACTTCTGCCGACAGTACAAGCGATTCCCCTGATTCGTAATACGTGTAAGCCTCTGCCCAAATCTGGTCAACATCATCCTGCGTCAGACCGTCAAAAACGCTCTTGGTAGCCTTATCCGCGTCGGTTACAACTATCCAAAAGCGCCTGCCTCCGGATGAATCGCGTAAAGGCCTTTTATTATTCGTGGATCCAAAGAAAATGTTCTGCCTGGGGAAGTATTCAAGTCTTTTACCGTAGGCTACTCTGTAGCGGTCCTCGCAACGCGATAAGAAGCTTTTGGCGCTTTCTACGTCTGTTTTTGAAAGGCCTGTCAGTTCTCCCACTTCTACCAGCCACGCGCCTCTTAACTGTTCCTCGCCTTGCTTACTGCTTAACATGTGGAAATTGAAGCTGTCGGAAAACCACTTCCCGCCAAGCTTACTGAGGATTGTACTTTTACCGATACCCTGATCCCCTACAATCGTAAGCATGTTATCGAACTTAATACCTGGTTGGAATATCCTTGCAACGGCCGCCACCAGTGCTTTCCGCGTTACGGTTCTTACGTAAATATTATCTTCAGCGCCTAAGTAATCTATGAGCAACGTTTCAAGTCTTTCTTCGCCGTCCCACTGCAGAGCAGACAGGTATTCCCGTACCGGATGAAAACTGTTCTTCTTTATAACTATATCCAGAGCGTCTTTGATTTTATTAGCTGAAGACAGGTCGTACCGCTTTTCAAGGTAATGGCGCAGACCGGCATCATCGGTATCAGTTAAATGCGGGCTGGTGTTTTTATCGTGACGCCAGGGCAGTCTGCCGGTAGCTACTTCCCGGCCCTCGAACTCGTTGTAGGCGAACTTACCCTTCAGCGCGGTATCGTTATTCAGAACGATTATTACATTCTCTATCGTTTGGGTGGCCCTGCCCTGTTTATCCTTTTTGATATCGGACAGCCAATCCAGGTTTTCTTCAGCCTGCGGCGCATCTACCAGGTCGTCCGCGAAGTCGGCTTCTGTTTCTTCAAGCTTGTCCATACTTAGCGTTTTGCTGGTAGCGGGATCTTTACAGGCGAAAACGATCATTTCCTTATAACTTGGCAACTCCGTCGCCTTCGCCCCTTCCCTTACGTCTTCATCCTGCAGGCCGAACTTATGCAGCCGGACCAGATCGAACGCGTTGCATAGCTTGCCGGAGACTGGATCGGTCCCGTGATGGCTATAAGCGTACTTATCATCGTACACAACAAGTCCGCCCGCCGTGGATCCCATTGCGTAGGTGTACCGATCATTAACATCGCAAGGTTCATACACATCGGGTAAAAACTCAGCGATAGCTTCATGGATATTATAGGTCCTGCAGAACGCGCCGATGATGCCCGGCTTTTCCAGCGGATCGCCTTGCTTCTTTATAGCACGTAGCGGGATGGATCTCTCGCGGTCACTCATCGGCCACTCGCTAGAGTCGCGCCAATCGTGATAGGTGGCAAGGATGGCATCGGCTGAGATCCAGGGACCGTCCTGAGCCTCGAACACGTAAGTACCGTCCTTTGAAGTGGAGGGCCAGTACATTAACCTCTCAGGCTGGTAGGTAGTCGGGTCGAAGTATTCGATGCCTATACTGCCAGCAAGCCTGCGGGCGATGGCTATGTACTCATCCGGCATTACTTCACGGTCAAGTGGGAGGATCAGCCGGTAGCGTGGCAGTTCAGGGCTATGCTTATGGGTTGAGTAAATGCAGGCAGCGTTGTCATAGAACATCTTGAAGTCGGGCCATAAGTCTTGCGAAGGCGAGTCAGCGTCGAGCGTGATCAGCTGACGGTTGAGTATTGAGTTCTTGCGGCGCTTGCCTTTGTCAAGATATCCGCCTACAAAGCCGCCTATGTCTTTGATCTCATCCTGGCGGGGCTTCTTGGCGGCGAGGTACTCAGCGTATGACTCTGCTGTCCGGTGTGTAGTGGATAGCTTTTCAAGTAATGCACTCCATAGGGTTTGTTTATTCTTCCAATTTGATTCTCTTCTGTGCCTGCCGGTAGCAATGTCCAGCGGACCGTCGTGGGTAATCTTAGGTATTGGCATGGGTTGGACAAGTTAATATAATTGCGTAATAATTATTTTAATTCTTGGAACTTTCTTAAAAAGAAAATCTTTGCTTTCTGTGGGCTATACACTTCAAATTTATACTCCCTGCACTCTAACATTAAAGTAACCCACTCTGTACGAAGCATGTGTTCGTCTACTACTTTAATGTGCGGGTCCAGGGGAAATGAGAAGTTAAATTTTGCCGCGATAAGGGTCATAAGGTTGTCTTCAATCGCTTTGTAGTTATCCAGCCTCAGCTTTATCGGTCTTGGCACGTCAAGCAGGTATGCTTCACTCGCGTCATGCATGAGTGCTGCAAGCTTATGCTGATCTTCTGCCAGGTCAGCGCAGAAGATACTATGCTGCGCGACGCTATAGAACTGCGGCAGGTGTCCACCGAAGCGGCATTGATGCGACAAGGCGTGTGCTATATCCTCGATGCAGATTGTTTCCGGATCCGGTTCAAAGACGTTTACATATTTTCCACTGAAGGTTCTTATGCAATCAGGCGTGTACAGGTTCTCCGTCATAAGGTGTTTCTTTTCGTCAATTTATAAATCGGCTTGCCGTGATATTCAAACCTCGATGAAATACTTAATTCGCATTCTGCTTTAAGCTTGCCAGGGGCCAGCGATGATAATAAAGCCCTGACCATATAGGCAGAACATATCCGGTAGCCGCTTCTGTGGTTTTGTTCTCTATTGGCGAGGTAGCCGTCTTCATTATCACTGTCGATTGCGATATACCACTCATCGCCGAGGTTTAAGAATACAACCTTCGAACCTCGTTCCAGTCCCATCCAATCCCCGGTCAGCAATGAAAATCGTATCTCGCGCGTTGTTACGTAAAGTATTTTTTTCATAAACACTTTATCGTTCTTCCTGGTGTACAGCTTTATGTAAGGTTGTTTTGTTATCTCTTTTGTACTCATAAATTATTGCTTTTTATATTCATTTCTTAATTGAGAAACTATATCACACAGGGATGCTTGTTTTGCTGCCCCCTCCTCTCCGTTGATGATAATGTCAAGTTCTCTTACTAAGCGGTTTTTATCTTTAGTAGCTTCCTCGTAACCCTCCAACTCTTTTTTCAATTCCTCTATCTGCGAGGCGGCGTACATTGCTCCGGCTATGAAGGCTGATTTAAGTAATGATTGTTGGCGGTCAGAACCGCCCGGAACGTAGCTTATTTGCTTCGGAAATCTTTTTTCCGCTTCATCCTTTACATCTTGCGGTATCATTGTTTTGTATTTATATAGTTGGTGTATTCTGTTTGTTGTCATTCAGATATAATAGTATGCCTATTTCTGTTCCTATGTGGGTGATATAACCAACTAAACCAGCCTCTTTCAAATACGATTGAATTACGATAGCTTCAGAACGATTAGAACAATAAATATCAAACATTGCCGCTAACCTTGTACTTTTCCAATTATTAACTCGTTTAATTATTTTTTCCTTTGTCATGTTGGTGTATTGAGTTGGGTTAAAATTTGTTTTTTCTCATTCTTATATGTCTAAGGTCTTCTAACTTTATTTTTATGGTTTTGTTTTTTGTCTTACCTGTCCAAACTTCCCCAGTTCCGTCTTTGTTAATTTTTGTAAGACAAAATCTTGCCCCTTTAAAACCCCACGATAGATGATAATAGAAATTTAGTTGCGGTTCTTTGACCCGAGTAAACGGCATCTTATCATCATCCGTTTTAGTGTAGTTACTCATGTTGGTGTATTGAGTTGGGTTAAATTTGGTTATCAGCTTTTTCATAGGTTGCTTCAAATATGTCAGGCTTGCATGGGTAGAACTCTCCTTTAACACCTTTTATAATCCAATCACCAATAATACCGGTCATTGTACCCTCTAACGTTTTTATTTGAACGTAACTACCATTTGTGTAATCATTTGTCGCTTCCGCTATTGGGCTTTCTACAACTACACCATTTGACCAATTATATAATTCATTCCCATTATCACCGTTATAAAGAATCGCTTCAATGACTACTGGTTTTTTTCTGTATTTCATATACTATTATTTATTGGTTATAGATTGTTTTCTATTGCGTATTGCTCCCGATATTTTTCAATGCTGACAGGTGGCACCGGTAGCGATATCCAGCGGACCGTCGTTTGTCTTGGTGTGTTTGCTAAATAATATTTATCTGTAACAAGCCTTTCAATCAATCCCTTCAGCCTTTCAATCTCCTTATCCTTATCACATTGACAGGATTCGTCACCGGGTTTACTTGGTAGTGGCATCCAATCAATTTCTGGTTTAGATTCTTTAAAGTCATCAAGCATCTTTTGAACATTCCCAAAATAATTTTCTTGGATTGCGCACTTTTGGTAAATCATTTCTTTTATTAATTCATCCGTCCATCCCTGCCTATTGAGGGAGGCCCATTCGGTCATGGCTGCATAAATACAATTCTTTAAAAAATTAGTAGTATCATGAAACTCCGGTAAGTGGGTTTCAAGCACTTCATCAATAGTAGGTGTCATTTGTTTTGCTTTTTAAGTTCAGCGATCCTTTTAATGTTCTCGGTAATGTAGCGTTCAAGTATTGCGCAATGCTCTTTCAGTTCCGCGATCTGTTTGTTAGTTTTTTCCAGATCAACTAAATGATCGATATTAAGTTCTTCCAGGTAAGCAATTTTGCTTTCCGCTGTTACGGTATTACTCATATTAATCTTTTTTATAAAATTCAGTTTCGTAAGCTTCAGCTGACTGCGGTAATCCTTTGGCCCAGGTAGGTACTATACTCATTATATCTGCGACCTCTTGGCTTCTACTAAAGTCATATTCTTCTTCCAGTACAACTTCGTCGTGTACGTGCATAACGATAGTATATCCCCATTTGGCAAGATCTAACATCGTATGCGCTAATAAATCCCTTGCTGTAGCCTGTACAATGTTCTCTACCAACTTCCCGCCGTAGGTATCTTGCCGCTGCCATTGTTTAGTTGTTTGGTTCATTCCCATATAAGTAACTGCGGGGCCGCGCTGACCTTCTTTAAGTCTCGGCTTTTGATAAACCAGTTCTCTGCCACTTGGAAGTTTTAAGAACAGGCAATCGTTATGAGTATGAAATTCTATCCCGTACTGTACTCCTGTCCTTTCACCACTATCAACGGCTTCAATGCAAGCGTCATTCACATCATACCAGAATTGGACTATTTTTTGATTTGCTTTACGCCACTTCTTTACAAGCGGAACACGTTCATCTTCGGGTATGCGGTCTTCCGGCGGTACTTTAGTGGATATTTCCATCTGCTGAATTGAGTTCGGTCCACCCTGGTAGCCTAATGCGAGTTCAGCTATCTTGCCACGTTGTCTATAAGTTGAACCCTTTGTAATTTGTTCAATAGGTATCTTGAACATTTGAGAAGCTGAGGCTTCATATATTTTGCCGCCTTTGTTAAACAGATCGACGCGCCACTTCTCACCAGCCAGCCATGCGATAACTCTTGCTTCAATGGCTGAGAAGTCAGCAATTATAAACCTGCAGCCCGGCTTTGCTATAAAGCTTGTTCTCGTAAGTTGAGAAATTGTACCCGATACATCACCGAACAACATTTCAAGCATGTCAAGTTCTCCAAGCTTTACGATTCGCCTTGCAAGATCCAGGTCCTTTAATTCGTTCTTCGGCATGTTCTGCGGTTGTATTAACCTACCGGCCCAACGGCCTGTTCTATTCGCTCCGTAGTATTGATGAATGCCTCTTACCCTATTATCTCGTCCGATGACTTCCATCATCGCAGCGTATTTCTTAATCGATGTTTTGGATAATTGTTGACGTATTTCCAGCATGTGTTTCGCAGCCTCGGAAGAAACTGATTTCAGTAGGGCGGGGATAGTTTCTTTATTCAGGCTCTGGACGGTTTCGCCTGTTTCTTGTAACAGCCACTCCTTTAGCTGCGACACACTGTTGGGGTTTTCCAAACCGCTAATCTCAGCGGCTTTTCGGGTGAGTTTTTCGGCGTGTGCCAGATCAAACTCGATCGCGTTTTTTACAAACTCAGGATCTACTAAGATCCCGCGATCGTTGATTTGCTGATCCAGCTTCCATACTTTCTTTTCTGTTTCGTTTATTTCGAAAAATGATGTTTTCTCTTTTATCTTTAGCTCTACTGCAACGTCCTGAGCGCAGTACTCTATAAAACTTAACCACTTCTCAGGATCATGCTGCGGTAAATTACGAGTGCGCATACCGTTAGTCTTTGTCGGTTTGCAGGGTATGGAAAAATAACGGATCAGTTTTTTACCATCAGCCTTTTTGCCGTCTTCGATACCAAGTGCTTTAGCTGCCTGGTCGAGCGATAACGGCAGGCCAAGTTGAGCAACCTTCGCCATTGTGCATTCCCACTGCTCCGGAGGAAGAGTAAGTCCGAAATGTTTTGCTATACAAGTTCTTTCGAATGCAGCGTTGTGCGCAGTCTTTAAAACGTAGGGATTATTCAGTGCGATGACTACTTCGTAGGGCAAGGGATCGATCAGCAGATCGGTAACTTTTACCGGACCGCCGTCCATAGAATACCCAAACAACAGTATTTCAAAATCTTCCGCTTCGGTGTATTTATAAACTCCGCAGCTTTTAAGATCCGCAGAACTATAGGTTTCTATGTCGATGGCGAGTGTTCTCAAATTGTAGTGGTTTTTTTATTTATTCGATAGATAAAACTTTCGGCGTCAACTGCTCAATTTTAACTTCAAGGTGCTTTACGTATTCTAATTGCAGGTAGTACCTAAAAAGGATATCCTCGGCATTTGATAGCATCGCTTCCTCGTATATTTTTTTTCTGCACCATTTAATTTTTTCTATTTTTGTCAGACTGTGTAGGTTGGGTGTCATTGCCAGTTCAAAACCATAATCTTTTAATATTTGTTTTAGTTCCCTCCGGGTTAATCTATACCACTCGCCTCGAACATTTTTGTTTTCATACTTGGCATGTAGCTCCTTTTCCACGTTTCGATTTAATACGTATAGCCATTCTATAGAGGGTTTTTGTGCTTCTAACGTAAGCTCCCTTTTGCTGGTAGGGTTAGAACTTTTTCCGATTTTATATACCCCTGGTAGCAAGGCGTCAGCAAGTATGTAAGTTCTAGCGTTTTCGTCTTTGTCTTTTAGAAGGTCCCTCAGTTGTTTTTTACGTTCTCTTCTAATTTTGTTATAGTCGGGATACGGTATCTGACGCCCTGCGTCTTTAGTTCTTTGATAGTGGTTTCTCATTTTCTATTTTCAAGATTACCAACCCTGATCAGTAGTAGTATTAAACTAGCAGCGACAAATAGGTTGAATATGACTTGTGCCATGAATAAAAAGTTTTAATAAGGGCCAGCCTGGACAAGCCGACCCGAATGGTTATGGACAATTGCAAAAAAAATTTTAATCCAGCATTCCGTCGCCATCTTCACCTTCATACTCATCATCGAAATCAGCATCGGCATTGCTGCGACCGGCGAGAGGTTCGCCGTCTTTTACTTTCTGTATATTATTCAGTCCTACAGCTATTCCTTTGTTACCACTTACATCAAAGATGTAGAAGTTAAGACTCACTCTGCAATAGCAACCACTGTACACTTCAGCTTCGTCAGTGATGCGCTTCAGCTTGTTGTCAGGTCCTCTTTCCAGACCTACGATACCAGGCTGTTGTTTGCTTGATGCGTTCAGGAAGTAGTGTCCTGCATAAGCTTCGTCATCGGGTTTCTCTTCATCACCGTCGCGCAGTGGCAGTTTGAATTTCACCGGCAGTTTGCCACTCTTACCGCCAAACTTTTTTGCTGCCTCAGCTTTTAAGTGTTCGATAGCGGCATCGATCTTTTCGAGCGTTGCAGTATCAGTTTTAGGGATCAGGATTGCAGAAGAAAATTTAGGCTCGTTGCCCTCTTCAACTGCTGTAGCTTTCCAAATACTTGCGTAACTAAGCCTAATCAGGTTCGTAGTTACTTGCGTAATGGGTTTTGATGTTGCATCTTTTGTTGCCATTTGATATAGTTTTAATATTTGATTGAATAAAATTTCGTTCTGTTACTGTTTGCGGTGTGCAGGCCAGGATTTAGTTTGCGATCACTTAATCCCTTTGGTTGCAAACCGACCCGCACCCGCAGGCAGTATAAATATTTTTAATCGTGCCCTGTTCCGTCATAAACTGTTCCTAAGTCATATATCGGCAGGTCCTCTGCGAAATCAGCGTCACATTTATCTACCGAATTAAGTTCAGGTCTTTCATCATCAACTGGTGCAAGTGTTGGCTTACCTTCAGGTTTCTTTACCAGATCACTTAGTTCTGCGTTGAAAACTTTTTTGGTTATAGTCTTCTCCATTTCGGTTATGCCTAACAGTTCCTTCGGTTTATAAATCTTTTCTTCCGGAAAGCCTGCCATTATTAGTTTGGTTGCGACAGTTTCCTGATCGGTATAGAATCTATTGCTACGGCCCGCTACAAGTTTGTACCCCGGCCACTTCTTACCGTTATTCACAGCTTGTTCAAGTGCATAGTCCTGTAACTCCCCTAACCAACTTGTGAGATCCTTCGCGCGTCCAAGTATATCGGATACTTCCGTGTCTGTTAACAACCGCGCAGCTTTAAGATCGTAGTCAAAAATCTCGATCTGTTTATCCGCATGTGCTTTACATGTTGGTCTTGCCCTGCAGAATTGGCAATGTTTACCTGGTACGTACTCACCCTCACCAGCAAACGCCATCTGCGCTTTTGGTATGAGTTCATCCATCGCCCACACTTTCAGTTCAAGGGCGTCTATCTCCCATACACTTATATTATCCATACGTGGCTGGTAGATGTGCAGTCGGACCGTGTGTATATCGTACAAGAGATCGAATTGCGATAAGGCGCCTAAACCGTATACCATTGCCTGCTTATTCTCAACCACAGATACTTCAACACCTTTGCCGTACTTCAGATCGATCACATCGAGGATATGATCAGCAACGATATTTACATCAGTAGTTCCAAAACCTTCCGGTATAAATTCTGTCAGGTCCAGTTGCGTTTCCAGGAACAGTTTTGCATCTTTAGTTCTTGACTTAGCTGCTGCAAAAGTTTCCATCACGTATACTGCATAGTCTTCGCAGTACTCATGCATACCGGCGTTATAGAATTTCTTACCTGCTTCTGAACTTTGTAGCGCTTTCAGCTTCTTATTGAAATTGGCTTTGCTTATCTGACCAGCTTTTTGTTGGATGAGTAGTTCACCAAGTTTGTGCGCCAGGGTTCCTTCGGAAGCAGCGTCACCGGCTTTGTCCGGAAATTGTGTCTCTAATCTTGCACTTGGAGTACAAGCAAGCCAGCGACTTGCTCCTGAAGGGGATAGTAAGGCATGTTGTCCGGCCATTACATTTCTGTTAATTGGTTAAATAATTCTACGTGTTTGTCTTCCGGTACTTTGCTTAAAGAAGCAACGCCGTACTCTTGTAACATGCTTGCGAACTTGGCTTTGTTTGCCTTGCTGCTGGTGGTTTTATCAGCTGCAAGCTTGCGAAGATCTTCAAGCGTGATCACGACAGCTTTACCGTTAGTCGATGCTGCTTTTGCGGGTCCTTCAGCGATCGACTTTTCAAGCGCCTGTTTTACAGGTTCAGCTTTTACTTTTGCGGCAGGCGCATTGCTGTTGATCGCTTGCAAGAAAGCGTCGATCCTTTTGAGTGTTTCGGGGTTAAACCCGATGGATAATGTAAATTCCATTTGATGCTTAGTTTTATAGTATTAAAAATTGTTTAGCTGTAGCTGTTCTCGTCCGTTTCCCGGCATTGCCTTTTTAAATCTCTTTCATGCATTCTATTCCTTAGCGCAACGACAAGCACAAGGACAAAAACAATAGCGGCAAACGAGAAGATGATAGGTTCGGTATTCATATATTTTGGTTTTAGTATTCCAGTTCGCTGTCTTTGTAGATTTCTTTTGTAACCCTGACGCTGTTTCTTGCTACCATAACAGTGTTACCTTTTCTGACGCGATCGGGCAACCTATCACACTCACACACTGTTACATACTGCCTCCTGGTCTTTTCATCTTTAAGCCAGATATGGTATTTACCATCAGCGGTTCTGATCCGCTGCACTTTAAGACTGATTGAGTCTTGCGCCTCAGCTGGCGCTGGTAAGAAGCAAGCCAGGATGAATAGCAGTACCACTGCTATAATTAAGAACTTAATAAATGATTCGCTGTGACTCTGTATATTTTTCATGCTGTTTCGTTTATGCATTCAAGTAATATTTTCTTTCTTTCTTCCCACCCTGCCTCATTACGGGTAAACCAAAATAGATTAGCTGCAGTTGAGGGCTTACGTTTATACAATTCAGGGAAGTAATCTCGTATTATAGTTTCACTAGCCCCATTACCCATGCGGAAAAGAACACCGATCATATAGCAAAACCCGCAGAGACAAGGGCTGTAAAGCAGAGTACTGTAACTTGTTGGATCCTCCGCCTCTTCTAGCATTATTAAATACGCTGTGTGTCTTTCGAGTTTAGTCAGGTTCTTCATACTTTCATTTTAGCAGTTCTGTATTTTGGCTCGTAATTTTTTGTATTGCTAGGGCAGGTGAGTTTGCTGCATGATGATAGCGCCCATAGCGCGAGTAAGAAAACGATCAGTATTAGTAAGTAGCTTGGCCTATATTTCATAATTCAGTTTTTTTTTAAAGGACCGCCCTGTAGAAACAAGGCGGCTGAGTCACTAACGCTATCCTTATTATGAGAACACGCTTCTAATCAGAAATCTTGTTCAGTATAAACTGCGGCGGTATCGATTCAACTAAGTACTCAAAACCTTTTTCTTCTGTCTTCCTGTAGGTAATAGTTCCTTGCTGCCTTGCCTGGTAAAGTTTTCGCTTACTCCACCCTGTCAGCATAACAACAAATGAAACTTTTACCCAGGTTTCCTTTTCCGGCTTTGGCTCCTTATTCAATAAAGCGGTCAGCTTTTTATCGATTCTCTCTTGCCCCTTCAGTATTTTTTCCAGTATTTCGCTCATTGTTTTAAGAATTACCTGTTTGTGGTATTGTTTTTAATTTCGGGAGTCGTATATTTACTATACGTTAACTCCTTTGGCACTTAAATTCCCGCCTCTCCTGAAAAATCAATTCCGTTCCTTATATTTGGTCTTATTCAGACTAATGCGGACCCGAAAGTGAAATGCAATGTTAGAACTAAAATAGAACCTATCCAAACTTTTATGGAACTATTTTAGAAAGATTATTTGCAACAAAAAATGCAACAACTAATGTTAACCCAAAAAATTATCGAAAATTTCTACACGGACTTAGAAAATTTGGGGTTAAGATTTCCCATTTCCGCTATAGCTCAGGCTACAGGGTTCAGCAAAGGGAACGTGAGTGAGTATTTAAATAGGAAAAAAGAACCCTCCCAGGCTTTTATTAAAAAGTTCTATGAAGTGTTTCATGCAGAAAGTTCCAAAGAAGTTCCGGCGCGGGTCCTGAACGAACCGCAGCCCGAATACGGGAAAGAGACGCTTATGGCGCAGACCATTTACAACTTGTCGCAAAGCAATAAAGAACATGCTGCAGCTGACAGGATCAGGGCCGACGCGGAAATGCTCAGAGAACAGAACAACAAGAGATTGTTAGACCTGTTAACATCTGAGAATGCTCCCGTAGAAAGTCCGATAACCTTCGATGCCATTGCAGGGGGGCTTCGGGAATTGTTAGTCGATCTCGGGATGGGGAAACATTGGAAAAGTAGAGAAGAGGGTGCTGCAGCCGTTCGCAATAAACTTTACGGACAGTTAAAGAAAAAGCGAGTAGGCGGCATTCAAAACGATTAGGGCAGTTCGCGCAGGTTTGCGCTTTTGGGTTCGTTGTCATCATAAGGCAGGTTTTTTTTGACGGCTGCAGGGTCGAAGGTAATAGTTTCAAATGAAAAAAAGAAAACGAAAATTCTTGTATAAGATCAATTAAATTGTAAAATGAAAATAACAATAATGTTCATCCTTCTAGGTTGTTCCCAATTTGGGAGCGGCCAAACAACGACAACAGTAGTTGAACTTGGAAAAGTCGGGGGCCTAAACTTTTCCTTCGCTAAGACAGATACTGTGTACACGGTGTCGATATCACAGAACAAGTCTTACGACATACGGGCTGTGGTCATACCACAAAGCGAAATTGCTGAAGTTGTGCAAACTCTAAATTTCTTTGCTGCAGAAACAGCAAACAAGGTTGCCGGTCAAACAGTGATCACCCGTACAACTAAAAGCTTGCTACTGACATGCAGCTACTTTAAAGATAGTGGTTGGTTTGTTATGATCCAGAACACAGATCCGGCGTTTGAACAAACTTCCGAAGTTATACAAAGGAAGACAGGCTACCAGGTGAATCACTTCGTAGAAATAAAACCTAAACAATTACCTGAAGTGGTAAAAATGTTCTCGAAAGTGCCGCCTAAGATATGATTGGAACGCTATTTGAGTTAGCGCTATAATAATTAAAATAATTATGAAACTAAAAGTATGGGATCAGCGCATCCTGCTACTAATGCGGCATTGCATGGACCTAGAACTGTGTGACACGCAAAAAGAGTTCCTGGAAAGTATCAATTTTCAGCCAAGTAACTTACGCCAGGTAAAAAACGGCAGCCAATCTTTTACCATTGAGCAAATACACGCCGCTGCCGTGAAGTATAAGATAAACGTGAACTGGATCTTTGGGCTGGATAACGAAATGCGGTTCAAGAAGTCAGCTGATACACTGACGCAGCTGAAAGATACTATAAGAACCTTAGAGGCTACTCTAAAGAGGGATAAAATAATTATTTAAAAAACTTCAGCTTTGCTGCAATTTTCGCTGCCTCATCAGCAGACAACTTATCATAGCGCTGCAGCGTAGCTGCTGACCGGATCCCGGTCAACTTCATCACAATACTATCAGCTACTCCGTTTTTCCTGAGATTTGTAATAAAGCTGCGCCGGGCAGTATGGTTGCTCACCATTTCCCATTTTTGCATATAAGAATCTTTACGCTTGCCGCCTTTAGTGATCGTAAATAGAACTTTTTCAGTAATGCCTGCTTTTTCAGCAACTTTCTTAATAGTTCTATTTATCTCCACGTCGGTAATTGGCGGCGGAAAACCTTTGTACCTGCCCAGTATTTTCTTTACGATCGGGTGGGAAGGGATCACTACCTTTGCACCCGTCTTCTCATTAGCTATAGTTATGTAGCCGTTGTGGTAGTTCTTTTTATTGAGAACTACAAGATCTGAAACGCGCAGGCCTGTATAGCAGTCCAGAATGAACCAATCCCGAGCAAGGCTTTCCCGGTTGCGGAGTTTAAGCCTCATAATTGCGCCGAGTTCCTTTTCATCCAGGTAAACGTCAGAAGTGGCTTCTTGTATTTTCTTAAACTCTTCGTCATCAAAGATCGGATTGCCGCCGATGGCGCGGCCCAGGGTTTTCCAGTTCTTGATCTGCGCGCCTATGTAGTTTGTCGAATAGTCCTTTGATTGGCACCAGGTGATGAATTTTTTATAAGTGTCGATCGATACACTTCTGATCGTCATGTCGGGTTGGAACTTTTCGAGAACATCGATCGAAAAGTTGAAGTTTTTTATAGTACCTTTTGCGTAAATCTTGTTATCGGGGGTAAGTATTTCGCCAATTCGCATTTTCTCCACTACCTGGCGCATTGCGGTAAACAGATTTGTAGAAGTCGGCTTTTTCTTATGCAGGGCCTTATCCAAAGAAGAGGCCAGCAATGCCTTTGTAAGTGGCTCTCCTTTGATCTTATAATCGACATGCATTTCACGGACGATCCGTTTTATCCGATCCAGTTGAGCCGCAGTACCGTCGTCCACGTCAGGCCATTTCGATCCAGCCTTTTCACCTGTGTAGTATTTTAATCTTCCGTCATAGCAGGTAAAAAGCAGTAATATTGCCGAGGGATCAGTGTTAGGGTTCTTTAAAATAAAGGATATCTTATTCAAGCAGGGGTACAATTTGGGGTACAAGGTTAGAACATTTTTCAGGTATTCTCACGACTTTATAGAACTTTATTTTTCACCTGAAATGCACACCCGTAGCGGTTCTTAGCGTAACTAATTAGAAACTAATTATTTCAATAATCTGACTGATTTATCCCTGCGGGATCACAAGAGTAAAACGTTAAACGTTGTAAATGAATAGTTTACTGCGTTTTTTATTTGAGCGGGGTACAAAAAAATTAGGGGCCTGTAGAAACAAGCCCCGCAACCAAAACTAACTGCTTATGAGAAAAAAGTTTATTCGTCCTCGTCGTTTGTCGCGTATTTACCTTCCATGTATTTATTTTCATCCCTTGTAAGGCTGCATTCAAAGTCGTAAACCTCGATCTCTGTTCCTAAATAATCAAGGTGAAGGATTGTTCCTCCTGGTCTTTTCGTTATACCTGTCAACAGATACTCCTTTTGCTTTGGGTCGTTGATCACATAAAAAGGCTCACCGAAATAATCTTCGGTTATTTGAACCCTCTCAGTCGCGGCGATTCCCATGTCATCAATTTACTTTTTTACTTTCAAATGAATTGCTAAAGTATCGAAAACAGTGATTTTATTTTATGCAGCCGTATGTACAGATCTTCAAGACTGCCACTGTTCGGTATTACGATATCAGCTTTGGCCCAAATATTTATATCGAAAGAAGTAGCGTCTTCAAGCCGTTTGCGCGGATCGTAAACTGCGATGACCAGATTAAATAAGCCCTGCCTTAAACATTCTTCAACTTCAACGTTGCTGCGCATACCTACATACATATCTGAAGTAGCAAGAATGTCTTTTGCAAGCCTGGCTTTATCATCTTTGTTGTACTCGCATATCTCTGCATGCCACTCGGCGCGGCGGTTCATTCGGTCTTCAAAGCAATCTCCAAAAGTCTTATAGCCGTACTTATCTTTTAACTTATCAAATAAAAATATTCTGGCTGCAGCCATAGAAGAACTTTCAAAAGTTATCCCGCACATAGCACTTAGCATTTCAGCTACCGTGTCTTTACCGTGTCGGGCGGATCCAATGAGTAATATTCGTTTCATAGTGTTTGGTTTTAAAATAAATGTGTTACTCTGGCTATTTGTCCATGTGTCTTATGATGCAAAAACCCTTCTACAGCTTTAGGTGCGTGTTGGTAGCCGTTACGGTGGTGCCAGCTGTCCGTACCGCTCGGGCTTCGTAGGGTTTCCACGCAAACGCTCATATAGTCTTTACTTCTCTTGTGATGCAGGTGATGGGTATAAAAATATCTGTGCTTGCAACCGTTCCAATCCTTACTTTCATGCGCCATTAGAAAACCCAGGTCCGCTTCTTTAGCTCCGTCGCCGTGTGTGCTACCGATCAAGTTCTCGCCGTAAACAAAATATTTTCTGTGCGCAGGACTTACATTGAACGTTATTCCTTTTGAATTTCTGAACCATGCCTCTAGCGACTGCGCCAGGAAAAAGCCGGTTAGGTAATCGTGATTTGACGGATCGTACTGCACATGGACCGGCGCGATCGATATTAGCATTTCAATTACTTCGACCTGCAGCTTGAATGCAATCTTGAAAGCGTCATACCACATAAGTTCTGTGTCCTGGGGAGTGCCCGATGTGGTTGTATGTTTTGCATTATCGACGTGCAGGATATCGTTGCCGATGATAAGTAAGATCTTGTCGATCGGGAAGCCTTTTACTTTCTGAATAATACCCGCCACTCCCGACTTCACCCGGTCGATCGCAACTTTATGTGTGAACGGGTCGCCTGTTTCAAAAGCGCTGCAAAGCTTACCGATATGTATATCTGCCGGATCCACAACGAGCAAATGCCCGTCAGTTACTTTCTCATATTTGATTGGCGCATACCTGGGACTATGCTTTTTCATTTCATCGATCACCTGTTCAAGAACCTCCCAGGGTGAAACGTCTTTACCATTTACGTGTATGGAATAATGCTTGCCTTTATACCAGTAGTTAGAAACATTGTCAACAGGCAAGCCTACTGTGTCGCATTCCGCTGCTAAAGCAGGATGCTTTTTTCTTCTGTAGTCGGCAGGTGCTTTTGCTATTTTACCTTCTTGCCTCAGTTTATTGCGGCAATTTGCAACGAACTGAGGCGTGGAGTCTAAGGCTCTCGCTATCTCTGCATTTGTACTTGCTGGATTATTTAGTATGTGTTCTTTTATCTTTTCACTGGCCGACATTACTTTCTTTGGCATAGGTGGTTGTTTCGTTATCAAAGAGCTTCGGTCCGTTTCGTAAGTTCTCGTATTCGTCGATCTTAGCTTTTGCGGCGTTCATGTTTGGTAAAAGCGGGCAAACTATAGCGGGTATTTTGTACCAGCCATCCATGTTAATAACAAGGTAGCCTTGATAGTGGAGGCTATAGTAGCAGGGTAGTTTCATCGGGTTATTAAAAAGGTTCGTGTATCTCCAATCTTATATCCAGGACAAGGGCATAGCATCAAATAATCAGTTCCTCTTTCATCACGCCAGGTAAGCCAGTACATGTGTCCGCGTTCTTCGCGCCCGCCGTCTTTTATGTCTATTAGTGTAACGCCTATCTCCTTTACCTGCAGTATCTTTTCGATCCTGCACCTGGTAAAGCAGATTGCTGTGATGGACCAAACGAGCGCTATGATGAAAAAGATTTTCATTTAAAATACAGATCTGCCTCTGCTTGTCTTCTTTTAGTTAGTCCTCTAACGGGAACGTAGGTTATAATCGACTTATCGCTTTCGTCTTTAATTACCTTTTTCACTTTATCCCATTTCAAAAACTCTTGTTCTATTGTCGGGTCATTTGCGTTTACTAAGATTTTTTTTAGTAAAGTGCTTTTCTTTAAGGCGCCTGTTCCTACGTTGTAAGCGAAAGAAACTAATGCATCAAACTGATTTTGATTTACGCGTGAATAGCCATGCTTTAATTTATTGAGCGGGCCATTCACCAAAGCATCGACGCCGCCTGACTTTTCTAAGACCTGCCACTTCAAAAGAAACTCAGCCCTCTCTTGTGTAATTACTTCGCTTTGTCTTACAGCGTTGCCGTCCGGATAATAGGTAGTACCATAGCCGATAGTCCAGACTGCGGCAGAATCCTTATAGGCTTTTAATCTACAACCTTCGAATTGTTTTATTAAGGCGTGACAGTTTTCTGAGGGTTTCATATAAATAGTAATATTATTCCCGTTGATAAGACTTTTAATCTAAAAACAATAGCCACTCGTTCTACCACGTAATCCGGTATGACAGTTTTCCGCCTGCAGATTATTTTAACGATAAGTAGAATGAACCATTCTTCTAACTTGTTTATTTTAAAAAACAGCTTTTCCAACTGATCCAATCTACTTTTCGGTTTCTGCGGTATGTACCCGAGGCCGTTATCCATAGCCATATTGTACGTAGCATCGAAAACAACCCTTGTGATAAGCAGTAGCGATACAGCTAGTGTCCAGGTAAAGAAATACCATACGATACCAGCTGCTGCCAAGTGGCATAAACCGTTCAGTGTATGTTTTATCTTGTGTACATCGGCAGGGTTGCTCCAACTCGCGTTTTTACGTGCAAGCCATATAACGAATATTTGATATAGTACGACCGGGATCATATGTAGTATAGTAGCATTAGCCCTACACATACCCAAAACACTGCCTTCGTAAAGCCGTATGAATTTTCACCTTTCGGTTCTATCCATTCGTAGATCGGCCTGACTACTTTATTTGCCACGCCGCCCAGGTACAGGTATACAAACAGGTTCGCGATCAGCGCTATTGCATCTGTCCACTTGAACGGATGAACGGCTTCCCACAAAGTTTCCGTTACAAACGGATCTGTTGCTCCGCCTGGGTTAATTACAAACATTAAAAGAAGGTTTACAGTCAGTAAGGCAGCGAAGAAAATTCGCGCGACTAACCATTCGAATTTTTCTGAGTCTCTGTACATAAAATTTAAGTTTTAGTGATTATTTTAAATGGTAAAAAATCCTTTACGTAAAGCAGGGCTATTCCTGCAATCAATATCCACTCAATGAACGACGGGCCTACCTTTGTTTTCTTTTCGAGTTCTTTATTTGATAGGGCTACCGTCATTTCGCGGATAGCTTCTTTCCAGCTTGTGTCTCTTATTATCTGCGCCTGTTCTAATTTTTCTGTACCTGATTCTTTTACTGATTGTGGTACAAAAATGATCTTAGCTTCTCCGTTCTTTCCCTCTATATAAATCGGCTGAGGGTAGTAAACCGTTTCCTTTGTACTGGTCCTATCAGCTTTGCTTCCCGAGCTATCGCTTTTGATGCTTCCTTCCTTCGAGTTGTTTACAGATGTTGAATCTTTAGTGCTTATCTTTTGATTCTTTAGCACCTTGCAACCTGAAAAGAAAAACATAACGAGGAAGATCGCAATAACAAAAAGTGTTGCAATGCCTACATCTAACCAGAACTCTTTTAAAGCATCTTTCATAGTTTGTTTTTTACAGGCCCATTTCCTTTCCTTTATCTTCTATCTTTTTAACGACAGCTTTTTCGGTAGTTCCGAGTAGCTTAAAGATTACCCTGTGCAAACAGTATCCGGAAGCAAGCGTGATAACATAAGCGCCCCAATCTTGAATCCAATCCGGTAGGTGTACATCGTTCTTATGGATGATATACCAGGCTAAGACGATAATGAACAGACAGCCTACCATTGAAAGAATTGTATTCCATTCTTCCTGCATATATGTTTTCTTCACTTCGTTCAGTGAGGCGCTTAGGTTTCTCTTCCTGATTTTGTTAATTACTTCCAGGGCAGCGAAGTAGCAGCCGATCGTGTAGGTGGAAATGATCAATAGGTACTCTATCATTGTCTTTTATTTTTTATTTCTTTAATTGTTTTTACGATGTTATAAATGATAGTTGTCGCCCCCGCACCTACCGCCATAATCGTAGCCCAATCCTGCGGCGTAATAGTGCCGATCCAGGCAAAAAGGATCGTAAGAAGGGCACCCAAAAAACTTTTACCATCATACCATTGCTGCTCCATCGCTTTCATGCGTTTTATTTTTTAACAACTGTCACCGATTTACTGCCTGTATTTCCCGCCGCATCAAAAGCCTTGCACGTTATTACATGATTTCCTGGCGATGCTTTACCTGCATTCCACATATAAGACGAAACGTTATTCGCTACAACAAGCCCGTCAATTAAAATCTGTGTCGATGTAACTCCAACATTATCGGTGGCAGTAAATATGATCTTTACATTTCTGTTTCCTTTCAGTGGGATTACATAACCGTCCTGCGGGCTGGTAATATTTACGCTTGGCGCGATATCATCGCCAGGTGGCGGCGGAGGGGGCGGTGGTGGAGGGGGCGTCACTAATGTCGTTCCTGATACTGTTGCGCTGTTTGCGCTCCAATTTCCTGCTGCGTCCCTCGCCTGGTAATTAAATTCATAAGTAGTTCCTTCTGACAATAAACCAATAGTAAGCGATGTGCTTATTAGTAATTTTTCAAGCCAATTTCCTCCTGCCGCCCTCCAATTAATCCTATACCCTGTTACTCCAATGTTATCAGAAGCGGCAGGGAAACTTACTCTTATGGACGAAGTGGTAATGTCACTTAGGGAAGGCGCCCCGTTTAATGTAGGAGCTTGTGCATCTTCTGTTGGTGAGCCTCCTGTTGTGGCATATACCGTATTACTTGGCGCAGACTGATTATCTGAGTAGTCAAGTGCAACCATGTAAATTTCATGCGTTGTTCCGGGAGAAAGATCTTGCAAAACAAATTGAAACGTTACTCTCGATTGGTCAAATTGATTCCAATTTTTTCCCGCTTCTCTCCAATAAACTACATATTTCCTGATGCCGATATTATCTGTACTTCCCGTAAATACCCCAATTATTCTAGTCCCATCAACGGCTACTGAAGTAATTGTAGGTGAGGTCGGCGGCTGCTCATCGCCCGGAATAGTGCCGGTAACTGTATTGGTTGGGTCAGACATATTCCCCCAATTATCTTTCGCATTAACGTGCCATGTATAAACCCCCGGTTGAAATCCTGTTAAGGTCGCTGTTGTGTCTGTCGTTCCGTCAATGCAACAACCATGAGTTGTTATAATGTAATGATCTATGCCCTGATTGTCTGAACCCTTTCTCCACCGTAAAGAAACTTGTCCCGGTGCTGTGCCTAATAGTTCAAGTTCGGGAGGTATTGTAGGACGAACAGTATCTAAATCCGCTGGTTGGTCTAAACAACTTACTTCCGCTTGCGCTTGTGTTGGAGTTGTGAAGGTGGCAATATTTAATATACCCCCTGACCTTACCTTACCCGCCCATACAGGAACTACCGTAACGCTGTTTAACATTGCTGCCTTTCGATCGGCTATCGTACTACCGGGATGAGAAGCTGCATATAAAGCATCTGCACCGGCGCAATGTGGCGTACTCATACTTGTTCCACTCGCCCCAACGTACTTATTTGTTTCATACAATGAACCCTGATAGCAGGAAATAATTCCAGTCCCCGGTGCTGCAAGATCAACTGAAGTTGCGCCGTAAGAAGTGAATCCCGCCATGTTATTTGACCAATCACTTGCGGCTACTGCTGTGATACAATCTAAGTCATAAGAACTTGGGTAATTTGGATCCTGGTCAGTATCATTATTCTGTTGAGAATTTCCGGCAGCGCAAAACGCTTGTATTTGTACATCACCGTTTCTTTTAATGGCTTCACGAAGAAAAACGTTATATCCACCACCGCCCCACGAATTAGAAGTATTAACAATATTAAGATTGTGGCGAACTTTTAAATCGGCTATATAATCAAACGCTTGCACAGCCCAACTATCATCACCCCAACTTTCAAGGAACTTCAACGAAATAATTGTCACCTGTGGACATACGCCAATCACACCTAACCCGTTGTTTCCGGTTGCGCCAATAGTTCCTGCCGTATGTGTGCCGTGAAAATCCCTGTTATCAAAGATTGTGTTATCGCTATTGTGCCAATCCCATCCATGAATATCATCTGTGTAGCCATTGCCATCGTTATCAATTCCATCAGGTTTATCGAAAGGGTTTGTCCAAATAACACAGCGCAAATCTTCATGCCAATACTTTACACCTTCGTCAATCAAACCAACAATAACGCTTGTGTCTCCCAGGCTTCCAGCGTTCCATGCTGTTTGAGCATTGATAGTGGTCATGCCCCATAACTGTGATAACAACGGGTCATTAGGATAAAGGGATGCGCTTAATTTATCTAACCCCTTTGGCGCTTCGGGGTCTATTTGAGGAACGGTACGAATATAATTCGGGCTTACCGCCTCAACGTTGGGGTCATTCTTTAATCTTTCATATTCTTTTTCTACATCGTCAACCTCGATTATTTCAATCGCTTTCACACCTTTGCGCTGCATGTGCTTAGTGTGAATATTTTGTTTGATTCTATACCCAAGCCTAGCTGTTGTGCCGCCATCTTTCATGCGAATCATTAACTGCCCCTCCCGGTACTTTTTGCTTGGTTTTTCAGTCTTAGTGGTAGTTTTGAGTTCTGGGCGCAAGATTTCTCTTGCTTGCTTCTGGCAGCTTACTGTGAGTAAGACTGCTGCAAAAACTAATAGTAGATTTTTCATTGTTGGATTTTTTAGTTATTGGTTATCATCAGTTTTTTAATAACGAATCAAGATCTCGGTTTTCAACTTTTGTGTTTATACTGTCTCTACTTTTTAAAAACCAATCGTACACTACAGTGTCTTTACCGGCCTGTGTCTTAAAAGCCATTGGCGCCCACTCGCCGTAAATAGTGTCTGTTACGATCACCTTTTTACCTGCAATCGAATCATACTTGATTTTATCGCTGATAATTTCAAGTACAGCGCTCAGAACTTTAGAGCTGTCGGGTTTTGTCACGACAGCGACTACTTTCCTTTTGCTGTATGGTTTCGTTGCGTTCGGATCCGCTTTTGAACTGTCGTCGTCACGACTGTTGCAGGCTACAAGTACGACGAGCGCAGTAAGAAATGGAATTGCTGTTTTTTTCATTTGCGTTGTTTTTATAGTTAGTATTTAATTGTCAATGTTTTTTCTCTTTGCCTCCGGCCTAATTTCGTTTATCCTTCGGTCTATGTATTGTTGATTGATGATAGCCCTATGCGCTACAATGTCGGGATGCGTCATGGCGTTTATTACAGTGAGTATTGAATTTCCATAAAGAGTTGTTAGCCCCTCTGGTAAGCTTCTATACGTGGCGTATATCCAATTGATCACAGCGTTTGGCACAGTATCTACGGTGATATTCTGCGACCAGGAATTGATCGGAAGATTTGCTTGTACGGTATTATGCAGTTTCCTTTCAAACCTTGCGGCTGTGCTGTCTCCTTTTGATGAATACAAGGCGCTCATAAGTCCCCAGGAGTCAGCTGTGAATGTTACATTGAGTTGATAGCTTTGAGCGTTTAAAACTCCTGCTACTGATAAGATCAAAAAGGCGGCTATTATTTTTTTCATAGGGTATAGATAGATTATAGTTTAAAATGTTGTTCTCGTTTGGGTAAATACAGAAGTAGTCCGTCAATCCGGCCCATCATTTTATCAGCTTTTAACAACTTCTCATTTAATTTCTCATTAGCGTCGTATAGCCTTTGGTTTTCTTTGATCAAATACCTGATAGATCCTAACGTATCATTAATGATTGTATCAGTTGCGGTGATCCTAATTAAAGGTCTAACGCTGTCAGAAATATCAATGTTAAAGTAGCTAACGCCAGTTGACCCCCTAAGATCAATCACACTGTTTCTTTGCCCACAACCGGCAACCGCTACAAACATTAAGGCTGTAAATAGTTTTTTCATTTTTTAGAAATTAATGTTACTCTGCGTCCTCCCGGCGTTGTATATTCAATAGCCATTGTTACATAATCAATATTAACCTGATGTGATGTTGCAAACCAAAGCCTAACGCCAAAATCAGCATCTTCCACAATAGCTTCTGTTAATGAAGCTCCCCATAAATCACTTGTGCTACCGTATGTATAAACGGCTTTAGTAGTTCCGCTTATACTACCTTCGTTTGATGTTGATTTTGATGAACCAACTAAAGCTGCGGTTTCATCTTGTAATTGTGCTAATAAAGGCTCTGTCCCACCGCTGTGTTCACTTGCTTCTACTCTAACAAGAACTCCATTAATAGTTGCGCCAGCTGGTAAACTGAATCCAAAATTTCTTGCAACCAAATAATCGCTGCCAGCACCATTACAAACGCAATCATTCGCATCATCTGCGTCGAGGTCAACAAAAGGAAACCACGCTGTTAATCCTGCTCTGTCAACATTCTCGCCTGTTACAGCAAACACGTTACCTGTATTTGCAAACGGCATTACAGAAACAAAAGATAATATGGCAATAAGTATCTTTATCATTGCTGGTTCATTATTATAAAGATTGAAAAATCATTTACCGTTCCACTTGTTGCGCTTGTTGTTACCCACATATAACTATTGGCTGGAATATCTGTCACGTTTAATGTTGGCGTCCCTGTTGTGGTAACCGTGTTTGATGCTATGACTGTACCTACCGGCGTTCCGTATGTAGTGCCATAATGAACAGTATAAGTAACCGAAGGCGAAGAACCAACTACAACAACTCTTGCGGCCGTGACAGTCATGGCTGATACGTTAAATGCCAATGACTGACTTTCCGAAGCTGTCGGGGAAACAAACTTTATTCCCTTTGTCTGTGAAATATTGGTAAGCCTTGCTGTTGCTACTGAACCCGTAAGCTGTGCTGCTGGAATAGATGTAGCATTGGTTAAATCAACTGCTGAAGGTGTACCTAAGTTTGGAGTTGTGAACACAGCATTAGTGGTCATTGCTACGTTACCTGTACCACTGATTACATATTCACCTACAACCCCTGAGTTATTAAATAACACTCTTGTATTTGTTCCACTTGTTATTGTAGTTGTCCCGATTGTGATACCACTGCCCCCACCTATTGCTGTTAAATCGAACTCTGTTCCAGCATCATTTTTAAAGTACAGTAAACCGTCTGTCTTTTCATATAATGTTCCATATCCTGTTGGAGGCGTTCCAGGCGCAGTCATTTCAGGAAGCATCAATTCACCGGCATCAATAAATAAGGCAATGTTTCTTGTAGCCCCACCACTTGCACTAAGAGATAATCCATAATTTTCCGAGCCAGTACCAGTATGCACATTGCTTATATTTACAGCTTGTGTTATCTGGTTCGATGTAGAGTTTGCGCCAGATAAAGCAACCGAAAACAATATTTGAGCATTAGAAGCTGCTGCTGTTGTATTAGCTGAAAGAGCAAAGCCAGTCTTACCGCCTAAAGTATTCCATGTCCAAGTTTGGTCAAAGTTTCCTGCTGCTACTGTTCCTGCTGCATTTGCATCGTCAATAAGATTAAGAAGGGTTGCACCACCACTACCAGTTTGCGTCTTACGGTAAACTAATCCTGTCAAAGTATCTACAACTAAGGCAACCATTGGCTCACCTGAATTATAAACATTGTTCGGAAGTCTTAATGCTCCACGAATCATTGTCTCACCATAAGTTCCAGTTGCTCCTGCTGCTGGTTTAATGATAAGGGTTGCGCTATCCGAAAGAGTACCAAAGCCGATTGCATTACTCCATCCAAAGTTTAAATTAGAACCGCCATACCCAGAACCAATAACGATACTTTCCTTTCCTGTATTTGTTATCCTATATCCAAGCGTACCGTTTCTATGTCCTTCTGTCTGAATGTTACTACCAATAGCCCACGAATCATCAAACTTATTAGCTGATGAAATTTCGCTGCCGCCAAGTTGTCCTAATGTAATGGTGTTTCCTAATGCAATACCATTTCTTACTGCATTCAAATTTCCAAATCCCGCTGTTAAACTTGCTTCGCTTCTTGTCTTGTTGGCATCGCCTAATAAAACAGAATATAAGGCACTTGAATAAGTTAAACAATCAGTACATAATGAAACTGCGCCGCCAGCACCATCTTGGATAACACTGTTTTGACCACCGGCCATAAATGTGTTGCTACTGCTATCAATTCCGTTTGTCGTGAACACTACTGCATTAATAGCCCCTGCCCTTATTTCGCTTCCAGCCATCACAATTGAGTTGGTAGTATTGCGTAGATCAGTAATTACTCCCGAACCAATTATAATGCTATTGTTTGAAGTGAACCTATAATTTAAACCATAACCGCCGCCATTAATCGCTGCCTCCAATACCCAACTTGCTACCGGGGCTGTTGTCGATTCAGTAGGTAATACATAAGCCCGAAACTCTACTTCCTGGCTTGCTGCTGTTGCTGTTGTTTTCCAACCTTGTCCAGACCATCTAATAGCTGGTGAAATTTGTTGCGCTCCTGCGGCGGCAGCAGTAGTGTTTATTAAAACAATACCTTTTGCATCGTCTTGTGTTACGCCAAGTCCTGCTGACAATGCAGTAACCAGCGAAGCGTCATAAGTTAGATTTGCGCTACCTGCAAATGCTCCTGCGCTGTTGTACTGAATGCTATTTACCGGACTACCGGGAGAACCTCCACCACCGCCTGGAAGTGATGCCACCGTTCTATACTCAAATACCTTATCAGTAGCATTCCACACAACCAGATTTGTTTCTGCGTTATCATTAGCAAGCGCATCAAGTTTTAAACTGCCAGTTGAAATAAACCTTCCTGCTTCTGTTAATGTTCCCGCTCTTAATGTTTTAAAAACAATATCTGCATCTTCGCTTGCTCCTGTTATATCTGTGGCTACTGATTCTAATGTACTTGCTATGATTCCGGTATTCTTAAATTCAATACCTACACCAGAACCGATTGCTTGTGTACCAAAAACACTGTGTTCAAATCTTGCCTCATATACCACTGCATTAGTTGTTCCGGTCTGGTCATATACATGCAATGTTCTGTCTGGATTAAAGAATCCAATGGAATTGCCAGTTATCAACGCTCCTGCTGCGGTAAAAGCGTGTCTTGCTTGACTAGAAAAATTAAAATTGTAACCCGCTCCGCTATTCATGCTTACCCCTTTTGAACCAGCAACAGTGCCTATTACCCAATTACCGCTACCGTTACCTATTCCGAAAACATCGGCTGTCCCAGTACTTGAGCTAACTATTAGACCATATTCAGTGGCGCTTACATTCGCAACATACATTCCCTTATTTAACTGCATATCGTAATCCCCCTGGTCTGATAGCGTAGAAGCTATTTGTTCACCGTCTGCTGTAATCTTCATTAAATTAGTACCACCACTATTTTTAATTTCAAAAGCATTAGCTGTTGCCAAATCAGCTAAAGATATTTGTAAACCAACTTCGGTTGTGGCCTGCGCAATTATTTTAGTGTTCAAGTTTGTATTCCCAAATTCAACTCCTATCCAATCATCAACAAGCGCAGCGGCAGAAGGATAATAAGCCGCCTTTAAAGCTGCTCCTGCATTTACTGTTCCACTTCCTGCGGGCGTGTCCCATGAAGGCGCAGTTGTAAGACCGTTTGCTTTCAAGTATTGACCGCTTGTTCCAAAAGCAAGTTCCTGCACATCACCACTTGCATCTGAATAAAATAATCTATGTGCTGTTTGCGATACGAATTGAGTAAGATTTGTAAAGCCGCTACCAGTTGAAGCAATGGTCAGCGTTCCCGCTGCACCCGTACCACCTGTTGTCAGGGTAATATTTGTTCCTTCGATAAACTGAATAGTGCCACCTGAATTTGAAAGCGTAACTGTATGACTGGTTGCATCACTGGTATTGTTTATAGTCTGTAGTTCGTTGCTTGTACTTCCGTCAACTTCACCGATTACCTGATGCGCACTCCAAATTGCAGAACCTTGCGCCCTCACTATTGCGTGTTCACCAGGCGCAAGTGTAAATGAAGTCACTGACGAAGTTGTATAGATATTATCCGTTCCATCCCTTGCGACTGTAAGCGTTGCGCTTCCCCTGTTTTTAATAAAATACAATCTATTGAAGTTGGTAGATAGGGAAGGAAGTGTAAACGTGGCTGGGGATGCTCCATCGAAATCATAACCCACTCCTGTGGCTAATGTCTGTGAAGTGTTATAAACCGCTGTACCTTGCATTATACCGCTCCATGAGACACCAGCTAAATCATAAAATCCTTTTGTGCCAACTGAGTTGGTTCCGTAATATTTAGTGTTGCCCGGCGAAGCCGCATCACCGGAAAGTTTTATTCCACTCGCATCACTGGTAATACTCATTTGAGTTTTTAAGGTGATAGCGGGGGTGGCATCATCGTAGTTGAAAGTATTTGTATTGAGTATCGTACCTACTGCATCTTGTGCTTCTTCATTTGTATAACTACCTCCACTAATAGCCTGAGTTCCTATATTTCCATTTGCATCAAAAACTAACATTCCCACTGGCGTAACAGTAAATGAAGTTGTAGTTGTGTATAAAGGAAGTTTTAATTGTCCTGTACTTATAAACCTGAATCTTTCTGCCGCTGCTGAACCTCCGGCCATTAGCTTAATTACAAAATCAACATCTTCGCTATTATCTGTAACATCGGTCATTATAGCTTCAAATGTTGCTCCGATTTGATTACCTCCTAAACTTTCTATTGTAGTTCTCCATCCTGTTCCTATTCCAGCCTCTGGTGTCCCAGTAGTATTACCAACTAAATCAAGTGGTATTTTCGCTCCCGTTGTACTTGATGAATTATGAGTAAAACTACCAGCATGACTAAAAAATTTGTTTCCAGCAATTTCTTGAAACCCATCAGTAAGAAGTCCATCAGTAGTTAAATCAGCAAAGGGAATGATCGCACTTGTACCACCGCCAGAAATATCTACTTCGTGATTTGTAGCATCCCAGGAAAGATTTTGAGTACCGCCTCCACCTGTGCTAAAGTTTGCGCGAACCCAAGACATTGTTCCAAGAGTATCTAAATAATTATTTACTCTTATAATCCCATTTTTCTGTATCTCCATTAATGATTCATACGAGCCATTATCCATTCCCTTAATATCTATTAAGGTAGTTTCATTACCGCCCGTTGCTGTTGAATACTTCCAATCAATTTGATTTGTCGTTATAAGATTGCCAGCAGCATTTTCAACCGCTAATCCAAGCTGACCGCCAAATCCTGCTGCTGCTGTACCAGTTGTATATGTGTCCCATCTTGATACTAATGTTGGTGAACTTGTTGCAGATGTTGACCGGCTCAAAAATAATGGCGGCTGCGCTGCTGCTCCCGTATTAGCAATAGACATTACATCATCTGTGCCAGTAAAAGCTAACATATTACCCTGGGCATTTATTGTCTCATCTGATGTTAATATACTTCCTGCGTCTAATACTTGCTGAAGTGTAGGGGTATTATTATTAGCTTCGACGAGTGCTTCAATATAAGTACGAGTACCAACTAAAGAAGTATCAACCTTCAATCCTTGTCCTGCTTCTATTAGCCCCCAACCTGAACTGTGAATGTAACTGGCGAGCATAGCGGCAGAATCGGAAATATTTAATTTAAGATCAAGCGCGGCTTGTAAGTCGGTTTGATCTGATAAAGTGCCAGTGATCGTACCCCAGGCACCGCCACCGCCGCCACCAACTTTAATAAACTGCGTACCTGTATGTACATAAATAGAGCTATCCGCTTTGTTGTAACGGATCTGCGCGGTATCCTGGCCTGTTATAGATATTCTCTTGCCGTCGTTACTACCTGTTAATCCTATAGGTATTCTATCAACGCTGTCCTTTATACTTCTTACATGTCCTGTTGCATATTTGCTGTCGGGCGTTACAACCTGAGAGAAACATAGGGTAGGGATTATAAGTATTAATAGGATTAGGATTCTCTTCATTTCGCAAATTTAATTAAATAGTTGAATTAATTATAAAAACGTTAAAATAATTACTATCTTTTTATGATAACCCAGGCAATATACAAATCCTGCGCTTCCGCGCTTATCTCCTGCAGCGATACGTACACTTTATTGGGCTTATCCGTCGCATGGTGATGCCAGGCGACTCCCATCTTGTTATTCTTTGCATAATTCGCCGGATTATTCGATTCTATTGTCGGGATGATCATATAGTCACCACTGATATTCAGGTTATGCGCAATAGTGTACAGTGGATCGCCCGCTGGTACATCGCCACACAGAAACCTGCCAAGACCTAATACTGTTCCAGGTGTAGGAGTTGAACTGCCGTTCACCCAATCGCTGTCTGTCATGTACACGACATTCCAGTTAGTTCCGTCCCAAACGAAAGCGGCTTCGGTGTAACGCGGAATATCAATACTTGCTTTTGGGGTACCAGCGTAAAGCAAAGTACCGTTATTGAAATTGATCTTAGCGGTTCCTGTACTGCCGAAATGTTGAAAACAAAATACATACCCGATTGGTATACTTCCTGAAAAAGTATATTCAGGTGAACCGCTGAAGCGAATTAATTTTCTAAGGTGAGTACTCGCATACGCTGTATTTGAACTAACGTCCACAAACCCTGCGAACCATTTACCGACCACGCTATCATTTACAATGCCTGTTACTGCTTTAGGTAGCCTTACGATTGTAAACTCTTCACCGCCGCCCTCGCCGTTAAAGATATCAGGCGAATTTAATTCCCAACTGCCGTCGCCAGTATTAAAAGTGAAATGCGTTGTCGGGAAGAGCGGACCATAGTTCGCCCTGAAGATCAAAAAATCTGTTTCAAGTAAACCTGCAAGTTCAGGAGTTGTACAGACACTGCTATTTGCTGCAGGCGTATTTGGTCCACCGTCACCTATTTTAAACCTTATCGGATCAAACACAGAAACTATATCTTCCGTAGTAGGCTCTACATTATATTCGTGCAAAAGCACTGCTGAAGTAGCGCCATACATTCTTACAATATGCACAACTCTATCGAGGCCATTTACCGTAATGGTTACAGGCGCTGCGTGTGGCGCAGGTATTGTTTGCTCATAGATGTGTGCGCCGACGCCATCGCTGGCGGCTTCCCATATTCTTACAATAAAATCTTCGGTTAGGGCTGAGGGTGATATGTGATATTTTAGTACCATAATTTTAAGACTGTTCTTCTATATCAGTTACAGGCACAAGCGAACCTGGGCCGAAAAATGCTGTTTCAATATTATAAGCCATGACAATGCCCGATGAAAGTGGCGTGGTATCCGCAGATTGCTGAGAACTTTTATTCACTGCTGGCGCTATTTCTATTTCTGCGCCAATTAAAGGATAGCCTTTCACCCGGTTAATTTCCCACTTACTACCTTCATTACTTTGATACTTTAATCCTTCGATATCAATACTGTCACACGTTGAAAATATACGGTTCAAAATATCAACTATGTAAGGAGCAACACCTGGTGCATCGCCTATCACTAATGTAAAGGCGTTGTAAGGAACGCCCGAAAGGTTTGTTAGATTCCTTACCTGATTTATGTACGCAGATCTGTCTCTTAAAAAATCTACGTCCTGGATATCTGCTTCGCAGCGAAATTTCATTTCAATGCCTGTAGCAGTCCAGGCAACCCCCGCTTCGTTAAACGAGTTTTTATATGTAAACCCTAAAGTCCTTTCCCATTCCACTTTGGAACTGATCGGCTCGCTGATATAGGCCCAATCGATAGAGCCGAATGTCACTCGCTGATACAAGTAATAAACTCCATCAGCAAGATCGCTAATATCAAAAGTTGTTTCGTAAATCTTATAGCTCAGTTCAGTTACTACAGCGGTCCAGGTAAACTGTTTCACTACAGCACCGTACTGGTTTAATACTTTCAAGTTATCGGGCATGATACTCGACTCGATCTGTAGAGGGGTGGTATCTGCTTTCTCCCATTTCTGTTGATAGTAGCGCTTCATTTCCCAGGACCGGACCTGCCTGCAGGCCCAATCATCGTGAAAATGGATTCCTGGTGTTTGAGTACTCGGCACCATCTTAAAAGGCCATATTAACGGTATGTTGAAGTGATTAGCCATCTATTAATAATTATAAATTTTACTCAAATCGCTTTCAGGCGCGCTTAACCCCTTCCACTGCTGCGCGTCATTATCCTTTCCTGCTTTCGCCGGTGCAATACCGCCATCCCATAGGAAAAAATAGTAATCTTTTCCGCCTGATTGAAACTTCACTTTACCAAACGGAGTTTTATTTATCAACTCTATTACATTTATCGGCACTATCGTTCTTAAGTCAATGTAATAAGGTTTAAAATGTTTAGCTGTCAGACCTCCTATTTGTATATCCGCTTTTTCAGTAACTGTGTTACCTAAAAATGTATAACTGAGATCCGCGTTCTGATCAGCACTTTGGAATTTTATTACATCACTGTCCATCAGGTCCAGAATGGAATGTATCAGCCCGCCGTTGTTAAGCAGATTAGTTGTTGGGGAAAGCAGTACGTTGTAAATACTATCTTCCATTGTTTCCGGTATGCCTGACAAATTCGAAAAAGTTGGTCTGTTTAACGCGACTACTCCACCTTGTAAGAACGTTATCGTAGCTGTTACGCCTGTTTCATCGATGATCGGGACCGCCGGATCAATCTGCACAATGTTAGTACCTACAGCTACTACCGGGTATATGCCGTTGTTATTTACTGTGCCTGTAATCTTTATAAGGTTTCCCGCAGTGAATGGATAATTACCGGGATTCGTTAAGAAGTTTCCAGCTGAAACGAAATCTACCGTTTGGACTAAGACTTGCACGACCGTTTCCACGTTTAACATGAACACGTCGTTATCATCTTTCGCATCTGTGGTGTTCAGGCTATCGTAATTGAGCCTGAGTAGTTCTATGCCTATCGGATCCGCTCTGTAAGGAGAAATAAGATCTAGCTCTTTTACATTCCTTAGCTTCGGTGTGGTTTTCTGCTGGCCCTGGTTAAACTCATATTTACCGTTCACATCGTTATACTCCTGCTGCTTGTATCCTGTCTTAATTGTGTTGAAGGAAATGTCATCAGCTGGCGTGATTTGAATGTCGTCCACTTCGCCTAAATCCACTATTTCATCAGAAGTAAAAAAAGTAGCCAGTTGGTCAATTACCAACTTCTCATCTTTTACAGTTAAGCCCACTGAGAAAATACCCATCGCTTTAAAGAAATCGGCAAGCGAGGTCTTTATAACTTTATTCGGTAAATTCCTTATGCCGAAGCCGCTTGTGAGTACAATATCTTTTTTATTTTGTAGCCAGCCAGGTGCAACAGTGTGCTGGCCGTTTGTCATTTTATTCAACAGTACTTCCAAAACCCGGTAAGGGTATAGGCCCGCTATGTATGTAGTTCCGTACCTACCTTCATATTCAAAGGATAATATACTTCTCTGGTCAAATACGATTTTAATATCAGATCCGGTTGAACCGAAAATACCTTCTAGGTATAACCTTTCGCCGGGTTGTAGTGGAATATCGATGCTGACGGGTACATTATAAGTCTCGCCCGCTACCAAAGGCGACTCATTGAAAAAACGGTAATCGTTCTGACTTCCAATATCCAGATTACTTCTTAAAAACCGCATTATAAACCCTAAAGCCGCGTCTTGTTGATTACAGTCAAAAGTTAATTGGCCCCTGACTCTTAATATGATTGTTGACGTGTTAGTGTCAGCTGCTTTAGCGCACCAGTTTGAAGAAAGCAATTTATCCGCATACGTTACGCCGCTTATGTCTTCCATATTCTGATCCTGGAATGTAATACCGCTAGAACGACCTTCCCTATTGATGAATATGAAAGGCATGAAAAATTCTGTGCCATGATCTGACTTAGTGATCTCAAAACCGTCAACTACCTGGTGGTTTGACTTTTCTGTGAGTACAACCCCGTCGTCTTTTACGAATATTTTTTCCGGGTCAGTGTCAATCGGTATTTCATAAACAGTATTTTCAAACGACTTTATAAACTTAGTCAGGCCACCTTCAACAGCCATTACCTTAATGCCTGTCTTTGTTTCTTCATACTTAGAGAAGTCAAGTTCGCTTATGTACCAGGAAGTATAATTATAAGGCACAGAACTTCTGTCAAGTTTTGCAATGCCTAAGTATACCACTGCTTCACTGCCATACTTATAAAACTGATCTCTTAAGATCCTTCTGCCATCACCTACAAAGTTCATGGGCACTGAATAATCTCTGAACAGGCCCCAATATTTTATGTTCCTTGCATATTTTACAAGCGTATCTTTCCATCCATCAGGTGAATGTTTAAGCCTTGCCGGTTGGCCGTCCGGTTTGAAATAGTTACCAGGATCTCCTTCCAGGACATGGCCGTTTGCATCCACGTAAAGCGGTGCTTTGTTCTTAGAAAATAGGTAATATATGAATGATGGCCTCAATGCTTAAACTGTTGTTGATACCACGCTTCTGTTTCAATAGGAGCGTTATTTATAATTGCTATCCTGGATTTGTTTTCAAGTCTTTCCAGAATCTTTGTTTGCTTCTTTAGTTCTGCACTATTATCCGGAACACTTATCGTTACATTGTTATTAAACGATTTTAACAAGCCTTTTCTTTCCTGTTCTGCTGCATTCAAAATATCTTTTGTAGCGTCAGCCGGATATATCTTTGTTCCTTTAGTCAGATAGGTAAGCGTGTGCTTTTCGTAAACCTTTACGTTACCTTTCTTATCTACCGCTAACTCTGGCCCGCGCTCGGCTACTTCGGCTATACCTTCAGGTGATGACTCTGTACCTTTATAGAACCTCGGGATCGGAGTGGCGAGGATGGCGGCTAAACTTGCGGCAGTAGTCGCAATGGAAATAGGTATCTCTTTTAAAACGTTTAATCTAAGAGCAATGGCCGCAGGCACGTTAAACGGTGGAGGAATGGTAGCCATTGCATTTGCATACGCAAGAGCTGCTGCTGCCTTTATTCGCGCAACGTCCCTTATGCCGCCAATGGTGATTGAGAATGCAGAAGACGCCCTTTCAACAATAGCCCTGTTTTTTTCGATCTGTCTTTGCCGTCTTTCCAGTGCTTCACGCTGGCTTTGCGCCCTGGCTTCTATGATCTGTATTCTCGCCGCTTTTTGTTCTACTGTATCTGTACTAGAGTTGACGCGTTCAATCTCCGCTGCTTTCAACTCGTTTACAGCATCGATCTGATCGCGTATTTTATTTATCTGCGCGTCATAAGTACCCGCAAGCGCAGCAAACAAAGTTTCCTTAACCTGATCGGCAAGTTTCTCTAATGATTTTTTAATGTCTTCATTGATCTTCTTGTTGATCTCGGCAACTTTGTTTGCGTACTCACCGTAGTCGTTTATGTCCTGATCCCTCAAACTCTTTCTGAGATTAAACAATCTGGCTTCAAGCGCTATGGCGTTACCGCCGTCAGGCTTCAATCTTTCAATCTCGATTAGTTTTTTTACATAGTCTATCTCCGCATCAATTAAAGCTCTTTTTAACGCCCGGTCATTAGCCTTAACCCCCAGGTTATATTCTTCCAGGGTGATCTTCTTTTGCTTTAAGTTTGCGGACAGTATTCTTAGTTCCTGATCGTAAAACTTTTGGACAATCAACTTTTCCTCTTCGAACTCTTTTTTCGCTTCCTCTGATCTGACGTTTATATCGCCTTTCTTGGCTTCGGCTAATAGCTTTTCATTTCTTGCAACATTATTGATAAGCTCTTGATAGAACTCATCCTGCAAGGCTAATATGTCTTCATCGCGTTCAGCATTGATCCGCTTCAGATCAACGGCTGCAGTTTTTTGTATAAATGCGATCTCCTTCGCTAAGTTGGATTGGATGATCTTAATATTTTCAGCGTTGCCTTTTTGTTCTTTTATTTGGAACTCCGCATTTCTGCGGGCTTCTGATATTTCAAAACCTGATCTAAGTCTTATGATCTGCTTATCTATATTAGCCGCTTCCTCCCTTGCTTTAATACGCTCTGCGATAAACCTATTTTCGTCATCGGCAATCTTTAACAGCTGGTCCCTGCGAAATTCAAGTTCACCAGTAAACAACTTATTAATTTCCTTCAGCGCTTTATCGGTTCCCTCAGTATCGAAAACACCGGATAGGTCGAACTCGCCCGTTATTAAACCGTCCAGGAGTCGTTTTTCGAAAGCTATTAAATAAGCGTTAGCGTCATCAACCCCTTGCTTTCTCCTTAGTTGCTGAAGGGCTTCGGTCTGTACTTCTCCAAGCTTTCCGCCGCCGAATTTTCTAAAAGCATCACCTACTCCCGTAGTAAAAGTTTCTAACCCCTTACTCTCTGCTGCAACCACTTTTTTAAATTGTTCACCTATAAGAGATAAAAGCGCTTTTGTTTTTTCAACCCTTACTAATACCTTTATTAACTTCTCCCATTCCCCGGTGTTTTTCTTTAATACTCCATTCTCATCGGTTACTAACTGAATGTTCTCGCCAGTTGCTTCATTTACCTTGTCTTTTACCTCTAAGATTTTCTTTGTTGCATCAACCTGGTCATCTAATTGCTGATTGCTGTCCTGTGTGATCTTGTAAAGAGTAAGTAGTTCTGCAACTTGGCCCTGTGCGTTAACATTTACCTCAGCCATAGCTTTTGACAACTCTTTCTGCGCCCGACTGAATGCCGTGGATCCGTCAAATAACTCTGTGAAGAATTTACTTATCTCTTTTGCAAATATTGTAAAGAGTGTTATGCCAACCGCAAGTGCTGTTTGCCAGGTAAGTATTGACTTGGCGATAGATGAAAATAACGATGGCGCTTGCTTACCTTCAGCTCTTAATAACGCCAACTCCTTTTTCGTTTGCGCGATGCTGTCTGCGACAAAGGGTAAGTTGTTTGATATCGCTAAAGCAAACTGCTGAAAGTTTACTGCAAGCGATGGCAATTCCCTTGCTACTTGCGTAAATGAAAATCCCAGGCCGGTCATTGCATTCGCGTAGTTACCGACGTTCCTTTGGTGTTGGCCCACAGCGGCATCAAGCCTTTTGAGCGTGTTGCCCATGTCGTTAGCATCCTTAATAGCCTGTACAGTGATAGGATGATTTTCGCCAAGCCTTAATGCAAAATTCTTTGCGCGTAAGGCGGCATCGTTATAGGCCTTCGCTAAATTCAAATAGTCATTGGCTGCATCCTCTGCCGCTTTCTGTTCTGCTTGGGTTTCTTTTACAACAGTCTTTTTCGCAGCTGCGGTAGATAACGCTGCTCTTGCCGCCGCAAGATCAGAATTGACGGCATCGCGTTTTGCTTTCGCTGCATCCAGCGTTGCCTTTGCGCTTTTAAGTTCAGCGGCTGCTACACCGTCTTTTGCTTTCAAAGAATTATAAGCTGCTTGTGCAGCCAGGACCTCAGCTTGCGCTGCATCCTTTTTTGCTTTCGCATTATCGTAAGCGGCTTTTGCACCTTCCTTCAAAGATGTTGTAAGGTCCGCCGTTGTATTTAATATGTCCTTTTGGCCTTTCGCTGCATTAGTGCTTGCGGCGGCATACTCGTTTAGCCTTGCGGTAAGCGCAACTATTTCTTTCTGCGCGATCCCAAGTTTACCTTCAAGTAAATCTATTGTTTTAGATAGTTCATCAACACTTTTTTTCGATTGCGATGAGTCAATAGTACCTAGATTTACATTAGTACTTTTTATCGCTTCTTTGATTGGTTTTAATATTTCATTCAAAAAGAAATCCCGCTGCGCTGCAAGCGCACCTTCATCGGCAAACTGGTTAAAAAGTGTTTCACCCATTGTGCTTCTTTTTATATGCTTCTACTTTTCTTATGAAGCTATTCACGACGGCACAATACTCCGCCACTGTAATTTCTTTCGGCCTTAAAGCATACCCCTGGTGTTCGCTTAACACGGCCAACTCGTTCAAAAAATCCTGATAGCTTCTCTCGAACTTCAGTTCGTTATCAGGAGATAAGAGCCTGTAGTGCGCCACCGCCTGGTTGAGAATTACAATCAACGTCTTCGCTTGTGTCCTTACAATATTGATCTCCCTTAAATAAACTTCCGTGTCATCGTTTGGCGCAATGAAATGGTATCCATTCTCCGACAGGATCGTTGCTATTTCTTCGTCGTAATATTGCGTCAGGTAGTAGAGACACGCATCGATCATCTTGATCTGCGCTTCAAGTCTGACGACTTTCTTATACGCCTCAAAAACACTTTTCGATTTTCCTGTTTTGATGGCCTCTGCGTATTCATCGGCGATAGTATTCCAGGCGGATACAAGTTCATCGACCGGCGGCTGACCTGAAATAATCAGCGGTCCAAGATCTTCACCTGTTATGATTAGGATAAAACTCTCGTAGCATAGTGTTTTTATACTCCGGTGTAACGTAAAAGAAGACGGGGTATCCGAATGCTGCTGGTGCTGGTAAGAAACAGAGTCGTTTTTCCTCGTCCCTGTAGAGGGCTTGCGACTCCCCTGTTGCTTCTGCTTTTTCCGCAGCCAATTTAAGTATTTCCTGTTCTTTGGCATTCGCGTCTATTATTTGTTGTGTGCATCCGATGCAAGACATTACCTTAGAATTTGTTCCTGTATCTTACGAATAGCGAGGGGCTTCAGATCATTATTGGAATACAAACCAGCGAAATCTTTATTCAAACCAAATATTTGTGGGCCGTAGTAATCAATTAGCAAATCTGTTTTACCGTCTGCGCTCGTAAACTCTGCAGCATTATTCTTAGGCGTAACAACTATTCCCAAATAAAAATTTCGTTCGTCTCTTAGCGTTACCCTATTAGTCACCTGACCCTTACTCTGCTTTATCTGAACTGTACGAAGCGCGTAGCCTGCATACTTACCATGTAAAGGATTAATCGGTTCACCGTCTGCCCGCATACCTGAGTACATCTGCTGCTGCTGGTAGTTCTTTAATTCTTCTGTCGTTTCGCTCACCGATTCCTCGATCACCTGGTTGATACTTAACGCCTCAGTATTTGCTATGATAGCATCTATTGTCATTATCAAAAAAGAAGGCCCTTACTCTTCTTCAGGGCCTGGTTTCTTAGGATTGATCAAGTCATACGCATTCGCTGCCCATATTCGCTTTTCTCGTTCGGTTTCTCCGGGTACAAACCCTTCCTTCAGCATGTGTGCCACCGCGTCCCTTCTGCTCATTTCCTTATACTTGTCTGAAATCAGGATATGCACTCCGTCAATCTGAATACCCATAGTATTATGGTTTAGTGATGATAACCGGGATCATTTCATACGGTGCCACTGCTGCACCAGCCAAAGCTGCTGCTGTAGGTCCGTAAATTGTCACAGTCTCGCCACTCCCCAACGCTGTCCACTCGGTAGTGTCTAACGTCACGTCATAGGCGTCGTCAGGTGCGTTGTTAGCTACAGAAGTAACTGTAAACGCAGTACCGTCTGCTTTTTTCGCAGTCCAGGTAAGACCTGAAATCGCTGTGCCGTAAATCGGCTGCAGGTTCGTACCGCCATCAGCAATCGCCAAAACTTTTACAACGTTTGCAGCTTTGCTTAACTCGCTCAACGGAACGTTGATCAAGCCGAAGGCTGTAAGAATTGTAGAGTTTGTTTTTACTGCTGAAATGTTTTCGCGGTACTCAGCAATTGATCCAAGTTGGATACGGAACGAATACTGGTTTACTGCATCAGCTACGCGGAACTTCGACGGATATACGAAGATCTGAGACGTTGACCAACCTTTCATGCCGCCGTCACCTGTCTTGGTGCCGTAGACAGTATAGTTGTCATCAACGATCATAAAATCATACGATCCGCCACTCATTGCGCCGACTCTTGCGTGTTGCAATTCGCCGCCACCGTAACCTACGCGGAACGCAGGGAGTGGATCGCTTACGAAAATCTGCTCAGTGGTCATATTACCTACTGCGCCAGTTGTTGGATCAGGAACTTCCTCTTCGAAGTTGTCGATATCCCAAATAGGATACACACGACCTCCGCGGGCTGCATACGTCTTAGCCTTAACAGCTGCGATGAATGAAGCAACCGAAGCAAGGTCGGAAGTTGAAAAAGTTGTCCCCTTATCCAAAAGGATTACCCCTTTCTTCGGGATACCTTTAATGAAGTCGCAAAGCGGTTTACCAGTGTTAAACACGGTATCCACACTTGCGCAATCGGGTACATTTAATATTGAGGCCATTTACTAATTTTTAAAAGGTGTACAATTGTTTGAATTAATATCGTATTGAACTTTCAAGTTGATCCTGAAACAATGATATGGGTGCATGTCGACGATGCTTAACCGGCTATCCCTTCTGCTCCCTGGGTATTCTCTCAATACGTTTTCGAGGTATAGATCAAAACCCATATAAGCAAACCCATACGAAGCAGATCCGATTAGCGAGATCACATCTTTTCTTACCTCTTCATCAGCCCTGTGAGCAACCAGAGGTTTCAAAGCTGCCAGGTTCACGAAGAATACTAAATGAACTTCAGTAGACTCTAATTGATTGAACCCAACTCTTGCCGACTGACCGAAAAAGCTTAACGCTTTTAAGGTGTCATCGCAATAAACCTCCTTGTACTCGTTACCTGATTCATAGTTGACCGCGATATATCCCTGGTCTGTCGGTTTTCTGTAACAGCGCCCGTAAGATTTATAATCGTCAGAACTAATCCCCCACTTAGCAACTAAGGCGTCATGCAGATCCGTTTGAAGGGCCTGCAGATTATAGTCAATACCAACCGGGTTTGTTTTAGTCGCCAACATCGATTACAACTGATTTGGGTTTTGGATAAAAAGATTCTCTAACTGCTTTCGCTTCTCTATCTATCCGCTGTTTTAAACCTGTGATCCTGGGGCTGTCCGAGATCGGCGCCGCGCCCATCGTTTCAAGCTGTATACCGACCTGATTGAGTTGATCCTTTAGGACCGTTTCTTCAGGGTTAATTCTTACCGCGTAAATGATTTGTTCAAGTACGGAATTGGCAAGTACTAATCCTATTAACTCATCAAAGGCCGCAGCTTTTAACTTTATGTGGCGGGTTTGATCGATAAACGAACTCATTTCTGCATTAAGGCCTTGCGGCTGTATGTAGCTGATCTCGTCGCGTTCAAAAGTTGTCGCATCTATTGCTTCAGCCTGGATCGGGCTTGCTGCAAACATTAGTGTATCATTCCAGCATTCAACCTGCTCACGGTATGCTTTCGCGCCGCCAGTGAGATCAGCTTGAAAATAGCCGAGGTAATATTTACCCCGGCCTATTATTCGTTCAGCTGTGGGGATCACTTCTGTTATTTTATTCGCAACCGTTGTTACTGGCTGCGTCATCACAGGTGTTAAATCGCCATCTTTGAAAAGGTATATGTTAAACGTGACTGCACTATCGAAGTACAGGTGTAAGGCATCTATCTGAACAGCTGCATCCGGTCTATCTGCTACGTTAATTTCATAGCCTATAAATTTTCCGGTGTTTTCAATCAGCTGATCGTTTTTGCCATACCTGCTAAACAGTTTTACCTGTTCAACTACTTCCGAATCAGAAAACACGCCTTTCAAAGCCCGCATGATTGCAGCTTTACGTATGTTCTCTAAATGCGTAATTAGTTGCCCGTCGCTTGCATTTATTAATTCCATTGTGGATTTGATGTTCTTAACAGTAACCAGGGAATGGAAGTCCTGAAAGTATCTCCCACTGTTTGTTGTGGTCACTGCTGAGGTCAGCGTAGGCACACCTGAACCTTCCGGTTGGCGAAAACCAACCCGGTCTTTAAGTGCGGCGTACACCGCTGTTATATCATATCCATTGGAATAAGCCATTGTTTCAAAGAACTTTTATTATGCTGCCAATTGACCGAACTGGATAATTACAGAATCAGTTCTGCTGGTTGTGTAAACCAATGGCGCTTTATTGAAGCTTGAATCAAGCGACAATTCGAACTCCATTGTTACGTCCTGTACGTCACCGTTTGTCGCACTGGTATTCGTTCTTGAAGCATAGCCATGCAACGCGAACGTGAATCCCATGAACTGGAACGTGCCGTAACCACCAACGTAAGAATTGTAATCCCCCCAACCCTGCCTGTTCTGTTTCGGGATCCAGTTAAGGGCCGCTACAGTACCTGCTGGCATTGCGATTACACTTCCAGAAGTGTAATCAGCGTCAGTGTACTCGACAGACTCAGCAATGTTCATGTTATTGAACTGGAAGCCGTAGTTTGTTGAGTTGCCGCTGCCTTGTGCGTTCAGGAACTCAGCCGAGATCATTTTTATCGGATCAGCGATAATATCAAGCTGCCCGCCGAAATAATTCTGCCGCATTACAGACTTCAGGATCTGGAAAAACTGCGATTTATCGGCCAGCGCCACTTCAACCGCATCCGGTACCGTGTTAAAAGTCGCACCCTTCAGCGTCGGGCTTTGGGTTGACTTCTGCGCTACCAGGTAAGCGATTGCTTCAGTCTCTTTATCTTCAAGAATGTTCATGCAGGCCTGTTCCAGCTTGTTAGCAAGCACAGTATTGAAATCATGCATGTTCTTGTCGAGTAATTTCAGGCTGATAGCGGTTTTGTCCGACTTGGTTGTCCAGGTCAGTGTTACCTTACTTGAATCATCAATTGTACCTGTGTGATCGTGTGCCCTTGCAGATCCAGAACTTCTTTTTGTTCTGTTAAGCAAGTGTGCCTCAATTGTGCGGTCGTCCCTGGTTTTAAGGGTTTCAGCGCCGACAATAAGGAAGTTGTCATTGCCAGTCAGGAGGGTGAATGCCGGGGCGGGTTTCATCCTCATTTCTGGTCTTTTGTATCTGTCAGCCAATATTGTTTGGGCTGTTAACAGATTACCTACATCAAAATTTGCCATTATAAAATTGGTCTTAGGAGTTAAGACCTCTGTACCTAGAGGATAATACCACCGGGACATTACCTTGCCCGAATTGAGAATAGACCCGCAAAGCCGTACCTGGCCTCGCAATTAACCGTAAAATTAATATAATTCCCCTGTAACTAGAATAATTATTTGTTAATGCAGTAAAAAACCCCTGCTGTGGAAACAGCCGGGGCAAAAATGGAACATGAGTCGTCAAGCAAAAAATTACTTGTCTAAAGCAAACTCTGGATTATCCTTAGTTGCTTTTTCTACAGCCTGCATAAACTCCTGACCGTTCAGGCTCTTGCCCTGATCAGTAAAGTTCTTTTTCAACTCAGACAAGGCCGTAAATTTCGTTGTTGGCTTACCGTTACCGCCGCCGCGCCCTGCCGGTTGTCTGTCTTCGGTTATCAATTTCTTTTCCATAAGAAAACTGTTTACTACATCTTTAACAGCAACAGGCTCCGACACTTTATCTAAAACCTGCTTGCCGTCTTTGTAAGCTACGGTTTTACCGCTTTCGTTCTTAAACTCATAACCTTTCAGCTTCATCATTGAATAAATGTCTTCCTGGTCAAACTGTGGAGCATCTTCGCCAAAGGCCGGTATATACTTAAACACTTCGTTCTTGATCTTCACATTACTTACCTCATTATCCTTTTCAGCGACTTGCAGTTCGAGTTGCTTGTAAGAGCTTTGGACCGTGGTAAGTTTCTCCTGCAGCTCTTTTACTTGCTTCTCAGGTTCGATCTTGGCGTCTTCCAGTGCTTTTTTAGTCGCGGCACCGATAAGCCCATCGATAGTTTTCCCCTGGAACTCGAGTCCAAGCTTTTCTTTTGTTTCCTTCACTACCATTTCAACGCCTTTATCCTTACCGTTCTTGTACTCGTTGTTTTTAAGGGTAGTTACTTCTGTTTCAGTGAAAACATGCAGGTTGGTGTCAACCGGAAAATCGACTTCTTTTTCGTCCGCGATAGCTGCTTCCAGGTCAGCTTCTCTGAGCCTTAGCAGTTTTGCGATTTGTTGTAGGGTTTCTTTTTTTAACATGGGTTAAGATTTTTTTTTAATCTTGGTGGATGAATGGGTTTTCAGTCGTTACCTCAACCGGCGGCTGTTCAGCCGACAGGATCTTTAAGAAGATTGGTTTGCCCGCATTAATAGCCTCAATATCTTCTTTGGACGGTTGCCAGCAAGATATAATGGTAGCTGTCATGCCTCCACCTTCCAGGGGTGAAGTACCGCGCCATACCTGCAGGTCCGAACACTGCTCGTCAGTCCAGCCCTTCGGTTTGGTGTATGTAAAGTTCCTTTCGGGAAAATCAACAGGCAGCATAGTTTACGGTTTTAAAGATATTAGTTTAGATTGTTCAGGCTCTTTGGCTTTGACCGCCAGATTACCAAAACCGGCGTTAGGATTCTTTTTCAGGAAGTTCACCCAGGAAGTGATCGCGTCATCCATTTGTGCAAACGTCAGCATGGACATGATGCTATGGCCTGACGCCATTACCACTATCGTTCCTTCGTTAAAACCAGGATAGTAGTATTCGATTTCGCCCGGTTTAATTCTCGCCATTGTGGTCTTCGATTCGTTCTCGTTATTTACCAGAACGATCGGTATTTCTAAAAATGGGTTCATATTGTTTTGGTTTTTTAGTCCTGCAGAAAATACATACTTCCAAAGTTGTTAGGACCGTGAAGCAGACCTGTGTTAAGGACCGCGGCTTGCTCTTCGGTCATGGTGATATTCTCCCTCAATTTCTTAAGCTTTTCAAACACCGGACCTTTATCAGTTTGTCTGATCTGGCATGTCCATTCTTCGTGATATGGTTTTTTGGACTTCGCGGGTGCAGGCGCATAAGTACCGACGTTTCTCGCAAAGTCTTCAGTCATCATTTTCACCTTTTCGTCGGTCCGGATATCGTCGATCAATTCACCAGGTATTTCAAAATCCTGATCAGGTTCGTTAGTTGGTGCTTGTTTTGGCTTTGCCATGTGTTTTTATAGTTTTAGGTTAAATAATCATGCTGCTTTTAATTCCGGTTTCTCCGGTTCTTTAAGTTTCTTTGTTGCGGTGTAATCATACAGGGATTTGCGTAAGGTGGGTATGTCGTTAAGGACCAGCTCTGCATCTTCAGTCTGGGAAAGCCATTCGGAAAAGAACAGCTTGGCCTTGTAGTCCGCGTCATCGATCATCATGGTTGTAAGGTCCATAGCTGTATAATGAACAAGCGGTTCAACGTACATCAGTTTCTTGGATATCTCTAACTCAATTGGATCGCTTTGAAAATTCGCGTCGTAGTATTCGTTCAGTAACGTATCAAGCACAACAAGCGGCGATCCCTGCTGCCTTGCCTGGCTGTACTTTTGCCAAAGCACATCAGGCGATTCAAGTAAGTACCGGCGTCCGTAATTAACGGATGAGCCTTTATAGGTCGGTGATACCTGAACCCGGATGATCATGTCCAGGATGAACTTGTGCCGCTTCTCTGCCATTTCAGATATAACGAAGAGCCGGTCCGCCTCGGGTTTGATCTCGTCTACTACCTCAGTGGCTGTCTTACGTGTCTCCTGCTGGATCGACATGCCCGAAGTCTTGGACTTGACCTGCGTACCCCAAAGGGTAAAAGTCATCAGGTCTTCAAGCAAGTGCAGGTCATCAGTGGATATTTCGTAGAATGTTTTGTCCGGCGATATGTATGCTCCTATCTGCTGCGGAAGGACGATGGCATCCTCTTTTGAACTCGGCATTGAGAGAAGCTTCACTTTGCTTATGTCAGTGATCCAACTCTTGCCCGAGCCATTACAAGTGCTGCACGCTACGCCCTGGTACACTCCTGTACCTTTACAGGTAGAACAGCTGGAAGCAAACTCGGAATATTTTGGAAAACCATGCAGGAAGTCGTGCGTAACTTTTATAGAACCTTTCAGCAAAAACTGCTCCGCCAGTTCCAGTACATCGTGGAAAAACGACACATAAAGCTCTTCGTTCGATGGATCCGGCAGGTCGCTATTCACAATGCCTGGGACCTGACCGAAAAAGTTATCCAGTGTAAAGAAGTCAAGTATCTTAATTTCTTCCCCTTCCCTTACAACGTAGTAGTCGTTAGCATCATCAACGAGCCGATAAGCCTGCACGTCGTCTTTTATTCCCGCCTCCTGCCTTTCCTCCGGTGTAAGCGTAAAAACGACCCATTCAAGTTTGTTTCCGGTAGTTCGGTAGTCGTAAATAGATGAGATCGGTTTATATGTAGGGTAGACGAAAGAACGACCTTCGCGCTTCGCCAGTATTGCTTCTTTATCGGGCAGTATTTCAAGAAAAACAACCCCGAATGGATCGTCTAACATGTGTGGTTTCCAGAATGTTTCAACCCACTTACGTACTGACAAGTTACCTGCCACGTTTTGGGATAACTGTACTGCTTTTTTCTGTTGGGTTTCGCCTAAGTTGTAGTAAACCGATCCGCCTTTAGCGGTGAAAACTTTATCGATCGGTCTTGACAGGCGTGAAAATAAATCTTTATTGGATTTAGTGTATTTAGCTCTGGCCTCGCGTTTGGATTCAGTCTCGTAGATCTCTAGGTTCTTGTTACTCTTCAAATAATTTTCCAGCGACTCGCCGTAGATATGGCGGCGCATGTTCTTCAGGTAATCTCTCCCCTGTTGAATACGTTTTGCCCCTGGATTTTCTTTGATGATCTTTTCAATCTCATCAAATTGTAGGATCATTGGACTGAATTATTAAAATAATTATGCGGGTGTGAGTACACCTTCCCTGGTAAAGATATTAAAATAATTGTGAAACAATTAAAAAAATTATTATTAACTTTATTTTTACGCTTACATTTGAGCTATGGAAGTTCCTGAACATCTTCACGACGCTTTCAAAAGACTACAAAGGCAAACGCTTTTGTACCAACTCGGGGCCGATCTGCAAAACAGTGTCGCCCCTTTCAACGCCCGTAGAATGTTTTGGTTAAACGAGCGCAACGCTAATAAACTTCGCCGGGATATAAATATTAGCTTCGGCCCCTATGCAGAAAGTTATACAACCACTGAACTCGATCAGATATTTCATAACTGAATCGGCAATTCTTCACCAGTAAGAGCGAAGTAAAGGTTTTGTAGTTGGTGAACGTGCTAAGCATCATAAGCCTGTGCTGGTCGGTTGTGCGGTCTGACGTGCATCACGACGTACCGGGTTGGATCGATCAGGTGATTAAACTCATCGATCGGGTCGTTGGTATAGTTACCGTTCTTATCCTGGGCGTAGATGTAGCAGAAGACTTCGTTCCAAAAGTCAACACTTTCCTCCACCACGTAAAACTCCATGCTGTCAAGCACGCCTATCGAATATTCTACCGAGTCGGCACCCTTCTTTGCTGGTACAATATGGAACCCGCGGGCAAGAGCCGGGTACTTCACAAACTCATCAATGGAAAGGTCGTCAGCTGTATATCCTTTCTTTAGCTTGGCTATGCTCTTCGGATCCGCGCTATCGGCGACAATAAGATCCGTCAGGTTAAGCCCCAGGGTGCAGAAGAACTTGGCTATTTCCAGCGTCACCATTGGTTTATAATTCAGCTGGCGGGCGTACACTGCATTCTTATCAACCTTCACCCCTACAATCCCTGCAGGCGAGGCCGTACCGAAGTCCAGGCCGTAATACTCCTTAAACGGCAAGGCCAGATAATCGACAAGCTTGATCGGCTTAACCTTCGTAAACACCTGGCCCTTCCGCCCTGTGCTGGCAAGTCCTTTGATCGCAGTCCTGTAATAGAACGGATTGAACAGATGGCTTGTCGGATCGCCGTAGGCCCGGTACTGCTTAACGATATGCTCCGGCAGGAAAGGGTTGTCTTCAAATCCTGTCTTAATGCATACGAAGCCGGGTAAGTCTTTCGGCACAATTTCGTAAAAGCCGTCCTCTACTTGCACCAGGTTAAAGTACCTTTTTATGATCCAGTGGTTAACGTCGGGAGTGTTGAGGATGATTATAACAAGGGAGTCCTCCTTTCTGATACTATCAGCAAAAGTGTTGAACTTATCAACGTCTCTAATGTCCTCCGCCTCTTCGATAACGGCTATATCCACGTTGGATATGGACTTCAGGTTTGCTTTCTTATCCACCTGGGAGGCTCTGAAGCCCTTAGTGAAGACGAGCATTTCGTTTGACTGCCTGTGCTTGATCCCGGTATCGAGCCGGTCGAACTCTGCGGACAATCTGCCGCCGGTATTAGCGGTATCGAACCTTAATAGAACTTCATTCAGGATCGATTCACGGATCAATTCTTTTTCATCCCGCAGAACAACACAACGCTTTTTCCTGACTGTGGAAGAGAACGCGATAAACTTTGATACTTCATAAGTTTTCATCCCACCGCGACCGCCTATACATACGACAACATTCGTACCTTTCGGAAGATCATATAAAATCTGGAAAGGTTTTTCACCTGTTAAGGGTGATGTAGCGGTTTTCACCTGGATCCCCATAGAAGATGCAAAGGTATAATTATTTTAATTACAACGTAATTATCGCCGATGTGGCTATATACGAAATACTTCGTAGTTCATAAGTTATAAAGTTAGCGGGACGTAGGGGAAGGCCCTCGTTGACCAGGTGCCCCCCCCATATGGGGGTCCAACTTGGCCGGTCGGAAGGTCGGAAACTTCGGGACCGGCCAAATTATCAGGTAGAACTTTGTTCTAAAAAAGTACTGATAATTAGCATTATGTTAAGTAGAAAGATAACTAACTGATTATCGAATTATTAAGAAATTCAATTATTTGATTACTTGTTAAGGAAGTGTTAAACGGGCTGTTATTTGGCCCTCAGTGGGAAAATCATTATTCAAACGTAATTGGTTCATCCGACAAATTTACATTTGCCTGAATCCGCTGATCAATCCTTGTCAGCATTGGCGCCCGGTATTGTAGCAGGTCCTTGTAAAGTGCGGACCTTTGAGACGAAGTAAGTTTTTTTATATCTTCGACAAGGTATTCACTTTCAATTAGTTGTAAGATACTTTCGGCCCTATTAAGCGAATCAATCGTCTTCTTATTTAATGATCCTTTTTTGCGACCTCCTGAAATTGAGCCATCCCTTGCCATAAATGTTTATTATGTTTTCTACATTAAAGATACATGAAACACTGTTAATATGTTGCAAATATTGTTGCAAACATATTTCTAAAATAGTTCTATAAAAGTTTGAATGGGTCCTGAATAGTTCTATATTTGTATTTCAAAACAAACAAACGGGAACAGGTACCCGATTAAATGCCTGGTTTTCAACTCATTATTAAAAATTAAAGTTATGACAACTCTAAAAGTTTACCGCGGTGAAATGAAAAATTACAAAGGTGTAATAATCCCTTCATTCACTGCAAAAAAAGTGAATGTGAACAACACAATCACTAAGCAAATTGAAACACAAGAAATTGCCCTTTTTAAATTGGCAGTTCTTTTATCAACAGTGATAACCTTTATAACTGTTTGTTTCTAAACTAATTATTCTAATGTAAACCACATTATTTTAACGCTAAAAAACCTAAACATGACTAACTTAATTTTCACCCGTTCCTTTTCACAATTTTTGCAGTCTTCGGACTGCATTATTGCGAAAATACTTTGCAGATTAGCCCGCAAAAATTACCATTCATTAATGGTAACTGATTCTGAAATTAATTTCCTGACATTCAGAAACGACGGGACAATCAGTTATTTACCTGCAGGCAAGGACCATATTGTAAACGACGACGGGACATGGAAGCGGGACGGAAGACAAAACGGAAAACCTGCAAAGGTTATGAAAAAATTATTTCATCCTCGAGTTTGGAAGTATTTTAAAGACGCTGATTTTGAATGTTTCACGAATCAATATAAGGCGACTTTTAATGATGCAGGCTACAAATTTGAATTGTTACCAGCCGAAAAAATTCCTTTCGTTTATGATGAAATGAAAATAGGCATTGGCGAAGGTAGTTTGTCAGGTAGTTGTATGAACGGACAAGGTAATTACATGGATATTTATACCAATTGTGAATCTTTAAAAATACTTATCCTGACAAATAAAGAAGGTCTTCTTTGCGGTCGGTCCCTTGTTTGGAGTTTAAGAGATAACATAACATTAATGGACCGTATTTATGTTACTCAGGATTTTTTATTTGATAAATTTTTGCAATACGCTGTCGAAAATAACCTTTGGCGCAAACGAGATTATAAAGGCTACAATGATAAAATGTGTTTCATTAATCCGGCTGGTGAAATGATGTGCGAAAAATTTACTGTTTATACTGAAACTGATTTTGACAGCTATCCTTATATAGACACGTTTTGTTATGGCGAGGACGGGTCCCTAAATAATCACTCAGGAAAATATACTTACAATTCTACAGGGGGCACCCGGGACGGCGACGAAGACGAGAATGAGGGCCAGGTATATGATGACATAAACGGTGAATATATCGACGAAGAGGATGCATGCACTATTACTGCAGGGGAAAGACGCTACCGGGACCAAACGTGTCACGTTAATAATGCGGTTAACATTGGCGACGATTGGTACCACGAAGACGACAATAATATTGTTTGTGTTAACGGCGAATATTACAGAAAAGACGACGACGATATTTGCTGCATAGATGATGAGTACTATTTAACTGAAGACTGTACATATTGTGAACGTGATGGCTGTTATTATTTATCGGATGATTGCGTTTATTGCGAAGACGATGGAGAGGACGTATTAAGAAGTGAAGCAGTTGAAATTGGCGATAAGTGGTACCATAAAGACAGTGATAAAGTTGTCGAAATTAACGGGAAATATTACCTGGAATCTGCAGGCGTAACAATCTAAAAACATTTAACATGCTAAACAAATTAACAGACATATTATCAATTCAATCTGAATCTTATAATCAATTCAGAATGTTCGCTTATGTGATAAGACAGTTAAAAAAGATTGACTGTGAATATTACGTCTATAATGGCTGCATATATGTAACAAAAGGGAATGCAAGTTCATTCCCTTGTATTGTTTCTCATTTAGACACTGTTCACGAAATTTGCGAAGACTTAACAGTTATTCAGATAGGCGATAACCTAACGGGTTTTAACAGTGTAACCATGTCTCAAACTGGTATCGGGGGCGACGATAAAGTGGGTATTTTTATTGCCCTTCAATGTTTGGAAAAGTTTGAAAATATTAAAGCTGCGTTTTTTCGGGACGAGGAAGTTGGTTGTGAAGGAAGTTATGAACCTGACGACGATTTTTTCTCGGATTGTGGTTTTGTACTTCAATGTGATCGGAAGGGAAACAAAGATTTTATTACAAAAGCGGGTGGTGTAAGATTATCTGACAAAGATTTTCAACGGGACGTTAAATTCATCCTGAATAAATACGGGTATAAATTTGAATCTGGGTTAATGACTGATGTCATGGCCCTTAAACAATGTAGCATTGAATGTTCTATGGCAAATATCAGTTGTGGATATTATAACCCTCATTCAGTTTATGAATTTGTAAACGTCCCAGACGTTCTAAAATGTTTGAACTTTGTATTTGAAATTATTACCACGTTAAACGGTCGGGCCTATGTTTGCAACTATGATAAGCCTGTTTATAAGTCCGTGACAAGTTTAGGCGGCAATAAATATTTGGACCGTTGGGATAATTGGGGAGATTGGGACGGCATTCCTGACAAGATAAAGACGGTCCCGATTGAATATTGTGATTGCTGCCGTGAACTTGCCGACGTCGTGACTTACGTCCCTGAATATAATGTCGATATGTGCAATAAATGTATGAAAGCTATGGACACAATGAAGATATAGATTTTTAGATTGTTTAGGTCAAACCTGGTATTTCAATACCGGGTTTTTATTCGCTCTAATCTTTGTTTTTATACGGCGTCGAATAGCACGCTATATACTGACCAGGATCAGCGGGACCAGGATCAGCGGGACCAGGATCAGCGGGACCAGGATCAGCGGGACCAGGATCAGCGGGACCAGGATCAGCGGGACCAGGATCAGCGGGACCAGGATCAGCGGGACCAGGATCAGCGGGACCAGG